AGAAGAGTGATAGATAACCCTAACTTATCTATCAAAGGGAGTTAACACAATGAGTTGGAATCATGAAAAAAGATTATTAAATTGTCCATTTTGCGGGACTAAATCTGAAATCAATCACGAATATAGGTATTATGGGTCATATATAAGATGTGCTAATGAGGAATGTCCTATACATGAAAAACCAATATTATTTGACACTTGGCAAAACATGAAGAATAAACACGAAACGTCAGATTTGTTATTAAGTGATTTACTTAATGATTTTGATAAGAATGAACCATAATTTTAAATTATAGATAATGTAATGTTATCTATCAAAGGGAGTTAAGTAATGGAAGTTAAAGTATACCACCATTTATGGGAAAATGGAGAAAGTATGATACTACATTCAAAAGAATTTGGTTGGATGGAGTTTTTTGATAATTACGACCTGTATTCTCCATTGGTTTTTAAATCGAAAACGGATTTAATTTGTAATAAATATAACGCATCTACCGACAAGAAAAAGATTGAGATGTTTAAAAAGGGAAGTGCTTTTAATTATTTAGGAAAATTATAGATAATTAGGTATTATCTATCAGGGAGATAAAATGAACGTATATGTATATAAAGTTGATGGTAAACTATATCTATGTAAAGATAGATCAGAGCGTTTAGATATTAATGAAAACCAATTATACGCACATATGAATGGTTATGGTGAAATCGACGCACACACAATAGGGACATTTACTGTATTTCATTATGATAACGAAGTTGCGTATCATACATTCACTGGTAATTCTAAAGTTGATAACTTTTATTTTACAGAAGGAACATTTGTGCCTGTAGAAGTTAATATTAAAAAATAGATAACCTAACATTATCAATCAAGGAGTGTATATGAGAATAATGAAATGGGAGATACTTAACGCAAAGTCATTACCAGAGGGTACTTGCGGTAGTGATGTAATGATTAATAATATAATTTATAAAATTTGTGGATATACAGATTCAGGACAAACTCCTTTGGTTAAAAAACACAATAATACACAAATATTTGAAGTACATAAATTATAGATAACTAGGTGTTATCGATCAAGGAGGTAAGTTATAAATTTAGGTAGAAAATTACTACAATCTTTACAACCAAAAAAGGGATTATCTAGAGTGATCGAACGATTACAGGATTTCTTTTGGTATGATCGTGTCAGTTGTTATCACAATTACAAAGAACAGATTCAAAGGATGTGGTTTTGGGCAAGGAAAATGCGTAGAAATTATGACTTTGATGCTCTATTTATATATGACATGTTGTATGATAAACTAGATAGGGTCTATGATACAATGGAAAACCATGGGCATTGTGTGTGGAATAGTAATGTGAATAATCCCGATATGAGAAGACTTAGCGAAGCTAGAATACTTGCAAAGCGGTTATCACAAGATAGATATAATACAAATACTGATAGATTCTATTGTATGTATAGGAGAAAATCTGGAGGCGCAGTTGGGGACTTTTTTTACGACCTTTATCCCAATGCTAAAACTTTAGAAAACGAAAAACTATATAACTACATGTTCAAAAAAAGTTACGAGAATGACAATAAATTAAAGAAGATAGAAAAAGATAGATTATTCCACTTGTTAAATACTTATATTGAACATTGGTGGGATTGATAGATAAGAATGAATTAACTACCAAGGGATAAGTTTATGAAAAGAAGTGAAATGATAGAATTCATAAGATGGTTCATAGAAGATCAACAGACAGAAGACACTATAGAGGACGCCTCTGATCTATTAGGTCATATAGAAGAACTAGGTATGTTACCACCTGATATATTCTCAGAAGGATGTGAATTTGAATGTAATGCTGTATATGAATGGGAAGAAGAATAATGTGTAAAAAGAAAGGTCAGAGAGATCCCTGACCTTCTTAAGCAAGCTACGCAAGTGGAGACTTTTACGCACCTTGTTTATTGTATAGTTCTACTGTAAACTCAGATCCCTCTATTAATGTACCACCAGTTACCCAAAATTCCATGTCACCTTGGACTGATTGGGCTTTTAGATTAAGATCTAATACACCAGCTCCCACGGAGGTTACATTGATACGATCATTAGGATACATTATCAAACTGGTACACCCACTCGCTGTCAATTGCTGTAAAGTTCCCGTATATAGATTACTTGTTGCTATATTATTTGGTGACCACACATCTATTGTTGCTGTTGAAGTTTGACACATACTACCAACTAAAATATAAGGAGTGTTATTGGTAAACACAATACCTGTTGCTGTTGTCACAATTTGGTCTGTATATCTATCTTTATCTCTCATTATAACCGAAGCTATTTTGAAATCTGTCGTTAAATCCGTAACCTTTACTTTGGCGAAGCCACCGGCTGGAATTGTGTAACTTGTTGTATGGTTTGTTGTACTAACTGGATCGTTATTAAATTGATCTAAAAAATCTGGCATTTATGTCTCCTATACGAATAATTCAAAAATGAATCTTACTAATTGACTATTTGCTGGCATACCTGTGAGAACCAATCTTAGTCTCTGACCCGCAGCTATATCTATCTCACCAACATCAAACGCTCCTGTATCATTGTCGTTAGCTGACGGTGATGCTGCTGTTATAAAATCGATAAATGGTTTAGTTGTATAAATACTAGATGTGAAATCTGCATCTAGAATACTACCATTAGATTTCTGAACATCAATCTCTAACCCGTTAGCAACAGCGTCAGATATATATGCTATATCTTTTTCCATTAAAACAAGATTACTTGAAGTTAAAGTTACTGCGTTTTTAAAAGCAGGGGTTGTCTTTATTATAATATTTGGTGTAGTCCCTGTTGGGTTACCCAAAGAAACAGTTTCACTAAATATAGGTTGACTACTTGATACGTTTTCAAGACTAGTTAGTCTAGATTCTATATCATCATTGATCACCCTAACTTTATCAAAAAGCTCACTCTTAACTGGTTTTGATGGTTGAATTTCTGTAGGCGTTAAATTTGGATTTGCCATTATGTCTCCTAGTTTATCTTGTTAATTTGAAAAGTTTCATCATCATCATTGGTTCCGTTACATAGAAAAAAATCATCAGATGTTATATATCCATCTAAAGCCTTTGATTTGATTGTAGAAGCATCATAATCTAATGCAGTATCTTCTGTAATTGATGCACAAACAGAGAACCAATCGGAGATATCATTCAATGTCAACGTGACATCCTCGCCGTTTCTTGTTGTCGCAGTAACCATTGCCACTTTATAGTTACTATCAGCTTGTCCAATTTTTAGTGGGTTTCTATCGAACTGAATTAATACCCTATCATGGACATTGAAATCAACAAGATTCAGTCTACCATCTATAGTGATTATCTGTTGAGATCTACTATGGAACCAATTGAACCTATTAGCCCAAGTTTGAGCGTATGTATCACCGTACATATATGTATCGACAACCTTGGTGGTATTGATACCTATTAGTTTTTGTGTTAACGACACCTCGCTATTGACTACCTCAAAACCACTTTCAATACTATTTGGACTAACGTCAAAGTGGTTATAATTTAATTGTATATCTTTATATAAATCGGTTTCGGTTTTAATACTAACATCCCCGAATGCATCAAAATCTGTAACAGGAACTTGATTAACATTAGGTCGTTCTGCCGTTAGCATGTCAAGTGTTACTAGTCCGTTTTTCTCAAATAGAGATAGTAGGAAACTCTTATTTATATAGCCAATGGCGGTCCTAATATCAACTTCCGAACCTTGATGTACCAATGGTAATTTTAAACTCGTTATATAATAGGCTTGGTTATCGACATCATCAAAACTTGATGTGTCAATATTTGTTATCTCGGCCCTATTAAGTAGATCTTTCACAACCATGGCAGGGTGTTTAATCCAATCACCATTAGCATCTTGTTTACCATAGCAATTCACAGCTACATTACTTTCATCATCTAGATAGTCTACGACTTTACATTCCAAACTAACACCAACTAACCAACTTCCAGAGAATCCAGATTCCCGAATAGTTAGATTGTTGTCATCAATAACTTTTAGAACTTCGTAATAACCTAAATCTCCACTATTATCTAATAACCTGATCCAATCTCTAGTACGTAGTTGTTTAGTGAACGAACCACCAGTGACTGTTAGTGATCTACCAGAGGCAGTTGTAATTGTTCCATCTAGGCTTTGTGGTAAAGTTGTTTTAAGTTCTGCATCTTGTTCGAAATTTATAATACAGTTATCGTCATCATTAATGAAATTAAAATCCCTATCAACACCGACTCTCTGATATAAGAAGTTTGTAGTACCATTGAAAACGTCTATAAGTGGAACTTTATCTATGGTATCCCCAACACTAGGTATCTGTGGTAGAAACTGAGTTAAAGTAACCTGATTACCAGATACCCTTCTAATTGTTCTATGTGTTTCGTCTACAGTACCTTTCTTATATATTAAGACATCTCCTTCATTAAAATCCTTAGCATCGGGAACACTAAATACCCCACCGTTAAAGACCTGACTTATGGTTGTATTAACTTCAAATAACTTACCCATACCTACGTGCCAGTTTCTATTAGTGTGGTAGTTGGGCCTGTCGGGCTCAATGAGTGGCTTCACTCCCGAGAAACTAACTGTTAAATTTTCGGATATAATAAAATTAGTATCATCAACAATACTATCAACTCTTACTTCGAAAGGTTCATCAGCAACGACAAAAGTCAGATTAGAACCTTCGTCCATTTGTTTAAGGACATCACCACTGGCTGATATTAGCTTAGAACCACTTGTTCCGCTTATTGTTCCAGAGAACTCATAGCCGCTACCTAGTGCGTCGATAGTTGTACATTTGCTACCATTTACTCTACCATAAAGGAGTCTTTTAGGTTTATATAACGATGAGTCTGTTACCTTACCGTCAGCTTGTGTGAACTTATCTAGACCTAATAGTGTTCTTAGTTTGTATGCAAAATTGGTTGCTTTGAACGTAACTTTCTGATCTGAAAAATCACTGTCTGTTATTGTACCATCGAAGATTTTTCTGCTATCAGAAAAGTTATCCAGCTCGGGTGACCAAGAGTATATCTTTAATGGTTGGTTAAGGAATATATACTTATTGTAAATATTATCGAAATATCTGTCTATGTTTGATAATGTAATTTGTGTATCAGATTCAAAAGCAACACCCAAGTTATCGCGAAATGGATCTATACTGTTTTTAAATTTACCAAGTTGTTCGATTAATGGTTGGTGTTGTAATGATCTAGCTGAATCTAAATCGTAAGGTAGTTCGAACGGTCCGTTACTAAATAGATAGCGCTCTCTACCAGCGATCTCTTCGTCATTTGGATCTGTCCATACTTCTACTATGTTGGTAGATTCTGTATATCTGAAATATTCTATAGCGTAATGTGTTGCCATTTATGCCTTATGGGTTATTTGTTTTTACCTGTTCTCTTAATATCTGTAACGCGTTGGCCTTTTCTGGTCTATTTTCTATGAGTTTTTCCCATAGCGCTACCACCATTGCCTCCATTGTACATCCAGTTGAGTTATATTCGTCATACCTATCTCTAGATCTTATTTGCTTCACATATTCAAAAGAACTGACTATTTCTAAATTCCTAGCCTCTAGTTCCTCGACCTTGGTTTCAGCTAGTACCATATCGCTATTCATCATATCTTCTAGCCACTTTAAATGATTAGGTACATTAATCATTTCATCGAAAGCCATTCGTTTCATTGAAGTGAATCTATCTCTTAATTCTTGCTTGGTAGTCATATATATCCTATAGTTTAGTTATTCTAACTATTGTGTAAACTTCCGCAGAAGAAAATCCAGAGGTTTTGCCAAAACCATCTACTGTATTTGTTACTGTACATCTGTGTTGAATTTCAAATGTCTTGGTTGCAGCAATACTGATATGTACAGAGCCGAAAGAACGAGTACTGGTTCCTCCAGATGATCCTCCACTATACTCTGTAGATCCATGCCCTTCTGTTGTAGCATCGTCTATATTCTGCAATCTGGTTTTATGGCCAGCAAGAATATCATAAACTGGAGCCGACCAATCGATTATATAATCACCTATCTCTAAGTCGAACTGATTTGAAGATATTGTCACAATGTTATCTGGATCTGATTCTGTATTTATATCTCTAGTTCTCCAAGCTCCGCTATTGAAATCTCCCGAATCGACACCAGATGCTTTTTCGTCCCAAATAACAGCTATCGAATTTCCTCCCGCAGCAGAACTCTGTGCTTCCCATCTAGAATTTGCATTTGAATATACTAACACTTGACCGTCTGTTGGTGCTACTGTATGTACATCGACACCTTGTATCTTAGTTGCATTTCCTATTTCTTGGAAACCAATGACTTGCCACCTAGACTCTAACTCATCATAAACAACATGAAGCGCTTGGTTATCTGGTAATTCTATAGAAGAACCTAATCCAGTTTTTATTCTTTGATTTGTTGTTGCTCCGGTTTCGTCGTTAATTAAAATCGAAGATCCTGTATTATTTAGTAAGAACAGTTGTTGACCGATACCCTGTGGTATCATATCGATTGATACTAAACCTGCGTTTGTTAATCTAATTACTTCGGAAGTGATACTAGTTACGGTTTGGTTAGAACCAGTGATTGTGTCAGATACTGTACTGAATCTATCCTTACCAACGGATTGCCAATTAACATCTGTAAATGTAACGTCACTATTCGCAGTTAGACATCTATATACAACATTGTTGGTTGATAACCAAATAACGTCACCGATTGCATAACTGGTTGTACTAACCCATTCATCTAGTCCATCCATCTGAATATATAACTCAGCTAATGCACCTTCTACAGTTGTTGATGAAAAATATGCAGCGCTATCTTCAATTGAAACTTTACTTGCACCGTTACCATTAGCTGTTGATGCTAATTCGGTTACTATAGGTAAATTATCTAACTGAACTTTTACCGTAGCGTCATCTGAATCTTGAGCTACCGCTAATAGATCAGAACCAGATGGTGTTAAGTTCTCTGGTAAGTTTTTAAATTCTGCCACTATTCCCCCACTAAGAAGAATTGCAAATCACCAGTTAATAGTGGATTTCCATTACCATCTTCTAAAAAATTAAAATCTCTATAATCAATCATATCAACTTGATCTCTAACCATTCCGATCAATATTGCATTGGTTTTTGTATAATCGGTAGTTAAAAGTTTAGTAAACCTTTCTCCACCTTCGTCAGTCCATCGAATCAATTGTCTCACTGGTTCTACATGAAGTACTGTTACTTTTTCTGACTTATCTTTTTTCTTAAACTGATCGTAATCTGACACTATATTACCTCTTCGAATTTAATGGATGCATAGCTGTATAGTCGATAAGTTGGATGTGTTGTACTTGGGTAGCGTCTTATCGTAAATACGCCGCCCCATATTTCTTTGTTAGCTTCTGAGCTATCTGCCATTATGTATACGTTTTCTGTTGTACCAACAAAGTCAAACATTGTGTCGAATAATAGGCGCTCGGTTTGATTTGTGTTGTTGAATTTTACGTCCATGTTCTTTGGTTTTACTGAGATCTTATCGGTAAATTTGTGTCCATAACGGCCCGATCTGAATTTTGATTTGTCATCTTTGCCTGACCTAAAACCAGTTGGGAAACCTCGATTGGTTCCAATGTCTTGTCCTAGAAACATGTTACATAGGGCCAAGTTACCGCCGACTGCTGTGATTTCAATTTCAACATGACTTGTTGTTTGTGTTGAGGCGAATTGACCGAAGCCAACGCGCTCTCCTGTGTTGAAACCAGTGAATACATCGGTTGACTGTAATGTTACAAATGCGTCGCTGTATGTTCTAATTGTAACTGTTGTCGGTATTAAACCATTGATAGGATGTCCGATAATAAAGAATGTATCTATATCTTCGTCGGCACTTAGTGTTAATCGTAACACACAAGTCGTGTCTGTTTCTACTGTTGGTTTAAAACAGTGGTGAGGCTCTTGTAGTTGTATATTACTAACAGGAAAAAATGCATTCTCTGTTGTGTCGGCTGATGGTGAGCATGATTGGATAGCTAGAGTACCTTTATCTATTGCGTTATCATAGGCTATAATAGAACATGTGGCCATTATCTTACTCCTCTAAATCTTTGCTCTTGAATCACGTCGGCAACTTCTTTACCATCGATAGTAACGATTGTTTGCATGTTTTGTATATCAGCTCTTAAACCTTTCAGTTCTTCTATCATAGCTTGATCTGATTCTTTAGATATATTATCTCTATGTCTTGGATTGTTTTTGGTTAACACTTCTTCACCAACAGATAATAACGCTGGTACATTATCGATACCTCGGCTACCAGATGGTGCAGCTTGAACAACACCACCCGTTGCGAATTTCTGTGCCTGAATTTGAGCAACTTGACCTAGACCAGTGGCAACAACTCCGGCAGCAGCTAATATACCAATTGGGCCGGGATATTTACTTAGTGCTAGTGTCGCACCAGTGTATGTATTCACAATGGCTTCACCAGTTTTTAAAGCCTTTAGTGCTTTACCTGCTGTTTTACCTTGAATGATACCGGCTTTCATTAGATTGTCGCCAATACCAATTAATTGTTGAGATGTAGTTTGGGCTATTAGTGTTTCTACTTGAGCCTTTGCCTTGGATCTTCTAATAGATGCATCAGATCTAACTTTTGCGAATTGATCTTGTTTAATCGCATCGATTTCTCTCTGTTTCCTTAACGCTTGTAAATGATTACCTTCGGCTTCTGCTTCTTTTTGTTGAGCTTGTAACTTAAGAATCTGAATATTATCTAAACGAGTTTGAATTAATTCTAACTCTTGTTCATCAGTCTCTAACTGACTTTCTACTTCTAATATTACCTGTTCTGCTTCTAAATCACTCACTTGTTGTTTAAGTTCGGCTAATTTTTCATTATGAGCAATTGTATCATCTAATGCTCTTTGGTTTCTCTTATCCCTAGCTTCTTTTTCTATTCTTTCTTTTTCTACTTCATCTAATTTTAATTCGACATTCCTAGCTGAACTAAAATCTCCGTTATCTATAGCTTCTTGACGAAGTGATTTTAGTTTCTCTTCTCTTTGTTTGATTAGAACATCTCTAATACCATCTGTACTCTTGTTATTAGCAACCCTATTCAACCTTTCAATTTTTGATAAAAAAGACTGTTCGGCTTCTAGTAATTTTTCTGCCCTTTTTTCTTTCTCGGATAACTCTTTTTCGTTTTTACTAGATTGTTGTTCTTCCTTTATCTTTGTTATTTTTTGGTCAATTAATTCCAACTCTTTAATTATATTTGCTCTATTACCGCTTGATGCATTATCAATGGTTGCTTCTAACTCTCTATAAGTCTTTTGTAATTCATTTATTTTCTGTATCCTAATATCTTCTACTGTAGTTGCTTCTGTGCCTAGCCCCCTAAGTACCAATATCCTTTCCCTAATACTAGCTAAGTCTTTCAGTGCGGCAGCATCGTTTACAACATTACCCTTCTTTACAGCTTCTGTTAAATCACTTTCAGCTTGTTCGAGTTCTCTTAACTTTTCCCTCTTGGTATTATCTATATCTATTGCTTTCTGTTTTTCCTCTCGCTCTTTTCTTCTTTCTGTTATATTTTTTGATATCTCTTCTCTTTCATTTTTAATTGTTTCTGTCAAACTTTCTAGTGATTTCCTAGCGCTATCAGTTAAAAATGGTAATTTACTAAATGATTTAACTGCTATTTCAATAAATGCTAATAATAAAAATTTAGCGCCTTCTATAACTTCTGTTATTTCTTCCCAATATATTATAACGGCAGCTATTTGGGAACCTAAAATACCAAATCCGGCAACAGCTAATCCTATAGGCCCTGTTATACCTAACCAAGCCGCTGTCGCTGCTATTGCTAGTGATCCGAATGCAACGGTTAATCCTGATATTGCACCTAAAACAACTTTGATTCCTCTATTGTTATCCTCTACAAACCTAGTTGTAGCTAGAGCTGTTGTTCTTATAAATTCTAATACTGATCTATAAGCTGGCTCTAATTCCCGACCTAATGTTTTAGATAACTCTATTGTTGCATTTTTTGTTAATATCTCAGCAGATTCTAATGATTTGAATTGTTTTCTGGCTTCTTCAATTGCAGCAGATTGATTGGTCATCTCCTCTTCTGTTAATTTAAAGGCTCTAGCTACGTTTTCTGTGTTTTTAATTAAAGGACCAAGTACCCTATTTACTCTATCAGTTTTTAATCCAAAATCAGAAAGGATGGTTGGAATTAGTTCCCCTGCTTTCTTAGCTTTACCTAAACCTTCTGTGAACTTCCTTAAAAGTTCGGTGGGATTAGTTTTAAATAAATTACTTAATTCTTCTCGTTGAAGACCCGTTAGTTTAATTAACTGTTCTAATGGTGCCCCACCAGATATAATTGCGCCCTCTAGAGCTCTAAATGTTTTACCAATTGCAGTACCTGATGCTTCTGCTTTTTCGCCAACACCTGCGATGATTGCACCTAATTTAACTGCGTCCTCTGCCAATAGGTTATATTGGGTAGTTGATTGTGCAATCCTAGTTGAAACTTCTAAGATCTGACTTTCTGTTGCAGAAAAATTATTTCCAAGTGAAACTATAACCGCAGATAGTCTTCCTATGTTCTCTGGTGCCGTTCCACTAACTGCTATTAATTGGGCCAAACTACGAGCTGAGTCTACAGTAAGATCCGTTGTTCTAGTTAGTAGAGCCAATGATTCTGTGAATGCTAATATATTTTTTGAACCCTCAATTCCTAATTGTCCAGCCGTTTGTGATATATTTAATAGTTCAGATGTTCCAACAGGGATTCTATTGGCGAGTCTATCTATTTCCTTACCAAATGATGCTAAGTTCTTACCGGATATATTAGTAACTTTTTCTACGTTAATTAAACCATTCTCAAATGCTTTAAATGCACCTAAAGATTTTACAGCAGCCGCTGTTAAAATTGCTAATCCTCCGGCAGCGAAAGCACCAGCATTTTTAATTTGATCAATACCGCTTTGTGCCCGTTTGATAGATTGTTCAATCTTCTTACCGGCATCCGCACCCTGTTTACCTAGAGTCTCTAGCTTATTACCAGCTTCTGTAATAGATTTCTTGGTAACAACATTAATGCAAATATTTATATTTTCGTCGCTCATTTTTTCTCGTATGACTGATAAATGTTTTTGTAGGAGTTAACCATGCTAACTATAGTGTAAAGTGTTCCTAGTTGATCAAGAACCCCTCCGCTATGCGGCAAGTTTCCTTTCTCCAATTGATCAGCTAAATCCAATAATATTGGCATATTCTCAATTTCATATTCACAAGGACATTGTGTATATTCGTAACCTTCAATCTCAAATGGTTCGCAATCGCAACCTTCTGTGTCGGCTAATTTTGTATAAATATCTAACTCTGATTTCAGTTCATCAATAGATTCTGGAGAACTTGACTTGTGTGAGTCGATATCATTCTGTAAATTTCTAATTCGGTGTGTTAAGCAAGAAAAGCTAGACGGATTAAACATGTGCTTTAACTTAGCCTTGAGTGGTAGTACTTCATCACTCAAAACCAAATTAAATCGTATAGCTTCATTGATAACCAAGGAAAGTAAAAAATTAGGGAAGGGAGCTTGTGGCCCACCTTCCTTATTTAGTTTTTTAGCTTAATTTCCTTGATCGGTTTTTCTTCTGCGTCTAGAATTTCATCCGGTGTGGTGGTCGCCGTTTGAAAGGCGGTTGAAATCAATTCTTGACTAACAGGTAGAGATAGTAAGTCTTCTATAGCTTCATTTGTTAGGAAGCCGTTTCCATCCTTACTGAGTACATATTCATTACCCTCTTCGTCAACTAGACCTTTGAAATCTTTAATGCAATGTTTAAGTGCAAACACACCGGCGTCAAAAATCTGAGATAATTGACCACCCTGTGCTGCGAAAACATATTCTTGAAGTTGTTTCTGCTCTTCCAGTTTCAGTTTACGTAATGTAACTTCCATATCATAGAATTTATAAACTCTTTCTCTTTTTGTAATCTTCATACCGTCTCCACAGTTATTTTATTATTTTGTTACAAAGGTAACTGACCAAACACTTGTGTCTTTAGCTGTACCTGAGTTTCCTCTAAAGCTCATAGATTCTTCTACAACCAATTCTCCATCAGGAATTGACTCGTCCGTAATTTGGATATTTGGTAAAGAAAAGATCTTATACTCATCATAAACATTGGCAGTAGCTGTCTTACTTCTAAGTCCAACAACCATTCTGTTATTTGATCCACTATCGAAGTCATCATAGAAAGTTAGTGCATCGTACTCTGGTAATGTAAAACTACCTTCGCAAGAAATACCACCTTGTCTAATACCAGCAAGTTGGTCTGGTTGACAGATATCAGTAATAGAACCCGACTCATGACCTAGTGTTAACTCGAAAGTCTTAGGACATAAAGAAACTGAGTTATAATAACCAAAAGAATCTCTAACTGCTTGACCAGTAGCTGATTCAAAACTAGGATCTCCACCAGCTAGTGAAGTCGAATCACCAGTGTCTCGGTTATCAGCTAATCCAGTAAGTGTAAATGCTAATTCTGGAACAGCATTTCTCTCTACATTACTAAGGCTAATTTCAGAAACTTTTGCCGATGTAACATGGTGAGTAAGAAAAGCACCATCATCTTTAAGTAACCTTTGTCCGATGTCTCCAAATTTAGAAACAGAAGCGCTAGGTCTAATGATTGTACAAGCGAAAACTACGTCACCATCAACCATAGTAAATGGAGCCGCGTCTTCTAATTCGATTTGAACCGAACCTAATGTAGTTACTGTTGACTTAACTGTTGTTGCGTGATCGACACCATTAACATCAAGAACGATTGAATCTCCCTTGACTAATTTAGCTACTTCTGCAACATCGCCGTCTCCAACTCCCATAATGGTTGTTGAATGGGCCACGTTAGTATCGTCGGCTACAATGTCTGCAACGTCTTCAATTACGTTACCATGCATTTCCCATAATAGGGCTGTTCTTGGTCTTGCTCCAGAGCTATCTCCGGCTTTAAGAAGAAAGCTTGCTGATGCTTCAACCGATTCAATACCACCATTAACATTTGGTGAAACTGAAACTGCGTCGCCACATACTTCTTCGGTGTCGGTTACTGCTCTATTTCCTTTAGATTCGAAAGTTTTAAAGCAAGAAAAGTCACTTGCTGCGACGGTTGAAACAACACTTGTTCCTTCCGTTACGCCTTCTTTCAAAAATAAAGCTTTATTTTTAATTTTAATCGTCATGTAATTTACCTCTTTAAAGCTTTGTTACGACTGTGAAAGTTGATTCTGATAAAATAAATTGTTTATCGTTTAATTCTGTGTGTGTTAAAGATGTGTGGTCTTTTAATTTGTGTGTGGTAATGTTATTATAAATATCTAGTAGTATATCTTTGCCGATTGCGGGTCTACTGAATCTCACAGAACCATCATTAGCTATACCAGAGTTTGGTTGAGTTATTCTTACCAGAAAAGTAACATCGAAATATCCTGTACCATTTACAGTATTGCTAGTATTTAAACCGCCGCATATTTCATCTTGTTCTGGGAATTCTGCAAAATAACTATCTTCTTCGATTTCTACCATATTACTTATGATCAAATCGAACTGATAAGGATTAGCAGCTAGTCTTTCGTTTTTTTCTATTTCGTCAATATCAGTATCTTCTAATCTTTGGAAATTCTTAGTAGAATATGTAGCATCTCCATTCAGAAATGTTTCTATCTGAGTAAAGATATCATCATTTAATGCTCTATAAAGCGAAGTTGCCATTATCTACTTAACCTATGTACCGATAGTTGCGTGTTGTGTCTCTCTTCGTCATCAAGAACACCGTCGCCATCGCTGTCAAAACCAAATGGTATAAGACCTAATTTGTCATTTGCTGAGATTTCTCTTTCTCTCATTTGGATATACATAGCACTGTCAGTATCGCCACCGCTTGTTAGCCAGTTTTGCTTTAAAATATATGCAACAGCAAAATCTACTGCTATTTTCTTCAACGGCTCAGCATCAACTAAATCAGCTTCGCTTGCTGTAAAATATTTATAAACGCCCGGATCAGCCGGATCTTCTTTGAAAACTCTTTTATTGTTCTTTTGTAACTCAGTTACAATTTGGTCTGTGCCATGCTGACATGCTTCTGCGAAGTCTGATTGGCCATTAAAATAAAACCAACTTCCTGCATTATTTCCATCAACATCAACGGTTGTATATATCTTTGGTAAATCTGCATCTACTATTATAGCCATGTTTTTCCTATTTTTATAATAAGCTGTGTTGCTCCGCCAATTACTAGAAAGCCACCACATACTTTACTGAAAGATATTAGATGTTCTTTTATTGTTTTTTTACCAATGTTTTCTACGGCTGAAATACGATTTGTATTATCGTGAATTTCTTCTTTAATGGACTTGTGTTCTTCCATTAGATGCTTTATATTGGTATTGTTTTCAATCGTTAGTTGGTAGATCTTTTCGTTTAATTCACTCATAACAATCCTATATATTAATAATTTTCACTAACATAATTATCTATTTTTGTTTTTAATATATCATGTAATTCTTGTGTGTAACCTTGTTCTACCACAATAGAAAGTAGTTCGTATTGTGCAGTTGCCCAATCTCCTGATTTTAAAAAACTTTTGATATTTAATAGTTTCTTTTCTATAAAATATGCATCTTCTATTGATATATCTCCATTTCTATATCTATTACTTATATCTAAGTTAAATTTATTATAAAAATTATTACCATCGTAAGCTTGTTTTTCATAAATTTTTTCAATTTTTGTTATAGATTCATCGTTACTTGTTAGTGAAGAGTAGTAGGTTGCTATTAAATTTTTATCTTCTTGTGTTGGTTCTTGTGTAAAATATAAATATAAAGTATTTAACTTACCAGTGGTAAATCCCGTGAATAGTGGGTAATTTTCTAACATAAATTCATTAAAAAGTTTATGATCAGCATTTATATTGAATGTAATATCTAATCTATACATTTAAACTCACATTTTTTAGACTGATTACTAAATTCTTTGCAAACCAATGGTCTATCTTCGTATATAGTACATAATCTTGTTTTTTTATCTAAAAACACACAGTATCCATCATCTTGTTTTTTTAAAGTGGCATAATTATCCTTATATAAATTAAAAATAAATTCTATTTTTTCATTAGAGTTATATAAAGGATTATTTTTTAAAAAATTATTTAATTTATTTATTATTTTATCATCATGTCCCATTTCTATAAAATATAAATATTCTTTATATGTTATATCTACCTCTAATTTACAACAAGTAGAAATACATTCTAAACAATTATTTAAACCCAAGTTGCTATCCATATCTCACCTTCCGTCCATGTTGTTGAGTCTGAAAGGGTACTTAAAAATAAATGAACCACATCTCCTTGATTTAAAGACACCTGACCCCAGACTCCATGAATTCCGTTTTGTTTATTTTTCTTGGCTTGTTGTGTTTGTGTCCAAGGTTTGGCAGATACAATAGCTCCTGATCCTGTATCAATACCATAGGCAAGTTCTATAGCCCCGTCATCTTTATTTAGATTAGTTCCTATATTAATTTTACCACTTATTAAGTAAATACCTGTTTTTGGTACCACTACTTCTAAAGTTCCTGATGATGGTACGCATTCTAGAGGTGTACCGAAAGTTGCATTTATTGTACCACCATTTAAATTAGAATCTTTTACTTGATAAATTTTTTCTGATGTTACGGTTGTTTTATTTGAACCTTCATCAACTACAGAAGTAATGCCGCTCCCAAAATTAAGTGTGTCTGTTAATGTTCCGATTGTTACATTATCTTTTTGGACTACTATATTAGAACCTGTACCAGTGTCGCCTTTGTCTCCCTTAGTTGCTTGTAGTTTTATTACAGAAAAACTAGACTCACTACCTTGGAATGTTCCTGTATTAACTGAACCCGCGCTCTGAGACTCCAATTGTATTTGAACTTCTATATAATCATTTGCATTTAATTTAACAGGAGATGGATTTACAACACATGTCCAAAAATCAGAAGATGCTCCAGAGTTTCTTATATATGCAGAACCATATGGCTGTGTTTGAACTACACCATTTATTATAACTTTAGATACAAATTGACTTCTTTGGCTATTAGAACTTACTCTCAAATTAGCCTCAATTTTATATGTCCCTTCTTCTGATACAGTTATTCTACTATTGTTTGTGGTATTATCGTGTAAAAATCCTGTGTCTTTTTCCACCTCATTATCCCAACTTAGTATTTCAGCACTTAATATATCTATAGATGTACTATTGTCTGAGGAATCTAGTACAATAATTGGTAAAGCAAGATCTGCACTTAAGTCTGATATTTGCGATTTTGTTATAGTTATTTTAGACTCATCAAATGCTATTTTTAAATCTTCGTCAGCACCATCATTTACTTCTTTTACTTCTAAAGCGTTTGTTGTATTAGTTTCATCAGAAGTAATTATTTTATTTATTAAAAAACTTGAAGTTGTATCATTAGAAGAGATTTTTACATTCTCATCTATACTCTCTGGTTTTCTAACTGTACCTATTGTTGTATATGATACACCATCTATATCATAATCTTGGGTATTTACTAAATCACCTGATTCATCAAAAATAAATGCTCTATAGAAGTTTACTTTAGAACTACCCTGATCGTCTACAAGACATTGCAATTTGATATTAGTATTGGGATTGTCATCATTAATCGGCATTTTTAATCTCTTGGTATTTATCTAGTAACCATTTATATGAGCATATTAATGCATGTGCTTTAGTTAAATCCATATTAAAATTCTCAGTTTTTAATAATTCTAAAATAAATTCTATTTTTTGTTTTTCTGTCATTATGCTAGTTCTATAATCCTTACATCGGAAGTACCGGTGTTGGTTATAGCATGTACGTCTATACCAGCGCCTAGTCTAAATTCGGCAGTTGCTCCCTTTGGTACTTTAGTTCCGTTATTCTTTGTGACAGAAGAATCACAACCAATGTAGATAGGTTTATTTCCTAAATTTTGAATACTTATAGTTTTTCTATTTACTAATTCGGTTGCTACCAAATCAGTGGCTGTGTTACCAACGGAAATTGCTGCATAAGCACAGCTAGAAAATCCCGCCTCACTAGAATTAACATTAATAGATCCATCACTTTCGATTACTAGAAAATCAGTCCCGTCACCAATTTTCATTGAATCACTAACGTGTGTTAAATTTCTAATATCAAAATCTACACCATCGACAGTAATAGATCCGCCTCCGTCTCCAATAACCCAAGGACTTGTGCCCTGTTGAACTGTTACGGTTTCTAAAGCTGCCAATGTGGCCGCATCAAGTGATACTTCTCCATCGATGGTTATGTTACCAGTGTTTGCTATATTAACATCTAACGCCTCTACAGCACCAAAAGTTGTATGTGTTAAAAGTGTTCCGTCACTAGATTTTAAGAATGCACCTACCTGATCGCAATCTGTTTCTGATGGATCAAAATCTAATTGGTGTTTATTGATCATTTATATTACCTTATGTCCAAGTTAGTATTTCTATTATACCGGCTTTATTGGTTCTATAGAATAAAGTTTCGTTCTGGATATTTAAGTCACTTTCGCAATAGTTTGCTCCCTTGGGAACTTCTATATAATTGATTAATCCCGTTATGAAAGAAAAATCTATTTTACCATTGTCTCGGTGTTTAATTAAAATTTTCTTAGTACCGTTTGGTAGTGAATATGAAAGTTCATTACCAACGTCTCCAACTTCTATTATAATATTTTGTATATTTGGTGATGTAGTTCCCTGTGCCGAATCACTTAGTACAGGAAAATTACCACAATAGCTATAAGAAGCCACTATTCAACTATTCCAGATACCTTAACATTGGACTGACCTGAATCAACCACAAAACGAATATCGATATCGTTAAATTTTCTACTAATATGTATCATGTGACTTCCAAAAGTTCCTGACATATCAATGTTATCAACTAGCAGACCGTCGCAATCTATAAACTTCATCTGGTTATAATTCATGTTCGCCTTGGATCTACCAAATAGAACAATACTAATAACACCAGTGTTGTTTTGCCAATCGATTTGTAAAGTAGTCTCTCGGGATTGACTTATTCCCATATTGAAAGACGGACCACTGATAACCCCACTTTGATCATAAACCGTACTCGTATCCACAAGTAGCTCTGGTCTATCAAAGTGTTTGGTTATCGCGGTACTACTCATTATTTATCTTCTTTTTCTTCTTTAGCTTTTTTAGCCTTAGCTTTCTTTAACGCTTCTTGACGTTTAGCCTCTGCCTTTTCTGTCTTGGCCTGCTTTTCCATTTCTTCTTTCTCAGAATCACTAGGTTCGCTATCTACACTTTCCATTTCTTTCTTAAGTTCATCCATCTTCTTTTTCATTTCAGCTTTCTTAGCATCTTTCTCAGCTTTCTCAGCAGCTTTCTTAGCTTCTGATGCTGCCTTATCCATTGCGGCTTGCATTTCAGCTTCTTTCTTTTCATCAACTCTATAGAAAGCACTTGCTCTATGTCCAAGGATAATTACTTTACCTTCGATTTTTCTACCGTAGTCATTTAATTGTTTTGTAACCGATAAAACACTTCCTGAGATAAACTTAATCTCTCTATCATCATCACAAGGTTCAGCGATACATTGAATCATCCCATTAGTATGTTCAATACTATGAATCTTACTCTTAGTTGAATTAAGTCTTTCACAAATTTGGTTTGGGTTACTAGCTTGAAAATGCTTATACATCTTTTTCTTCTCCTGAATCTACAAATGAATCTAATCCAATAGTATAGCTAGTAATAGCCGATTTCCATTTGTCTTTAGTTTGGGTATAATCTAATGTTAAATCTTTTAATAATTCATCATTCAATAATATATATCTCTGATACGTATGTATCTCTATCTTTCTATTTTTAATTTCTTCTAACTTACTCTGTAAATGCTCGGTAGCCAATTCGACTTCCTTCTCAAAACTAGCAGCAAGTTCATTATGTTCTTGTATAAGTTCACCTATTAACTCGTCGTTACCAAGTGCGTAATTCTTATATTGATCTATTTCTTGTCTAATTGATTCTTGTTCATCTTCGAACTTCATAACATCTTGTCTTAAATTCCACAATTCCTTTGCTTCTTTCATACCATCTCCACGATTTGAAAATGGCCCGATGGTTCCCCACCGAGCCAATTATATTATGCTGTAAAAGCTGCAGTATTTTGAAGTACTAGACCTCTAGCTCCGCTTCTAACATTAACACCATATGAGAATCTTACTCCCCAATATGTTCTAGCCTTAGAAGGTTGATCTTCAACATCAAAAACAAATGCTGTTCTGATGGCCCATGAAACCGAAGTCTTATGGAAAATGAAAGCCTGAGCTGTAATAGCACCAGAAACCATTGCTGGTGTTCTTTCGATGAATAGAGGTAGGTCTAAAGCTACTCCCATTGATCCTGTTAGTTTGGCAAGATCACCAAGTCTACTAACTGCATTACTGTTATAAAGATCAAACATAACTGGTAGATCTTCCTCTTGTCCTTCGTCAACTAAACCGTATGCCTGAGACATATCTAATTTAGCGGCTCTAAGGATATCTTTCCCTGCATTGATATCAGTAGCATCTAACGTACTGTTAGCGTTACCTTGAATATCAGTTCCTGAAAGTTGTCTATAGTTTGTCGCTCCAATTGAACGTAAACCTGCGATAACTGCATCAGTAACATTTTCTAAAGCTTTCTTTGGTGCTGAATCTAAAAAAGCACTTTGATAAGAAAGTCTTGATGCTTCCCCATGCTTATAATAAAAATAGCCCGGAACAGTTTTATACTGATCGAAAGTTAATGTTTGTGCAGAGGCACCACCAGCTAGATCTGATTGTTCAGAACCATCTTCTTTAGTGTCTTCTACGCCCGGCGCTTCCATTTCATGGATGTCGATTGACGTTACCCCTTGAGGGAATTGTGCTGTTCTATCTTCTGTTAATGAAAGAATAGCAGATTGTTTAATCTTTGCTTGTTCAACATCATTAACGATTAATTCTGTGTGTGTAGCGTTCTGTGACACTAACGACGGCGCACCGCCGTCAATACTAGTAGGCTTAGCCATAATTTAAAATCCTTTAACTGTTTTTTAGCGCAAGTTGTTGCGATAGTGTTAGTTTACTCATGTCGGTATCGTCGCTCCCATCAGGTGCTTTATCGTTTATTGATTCCGGTGTTGGGGCTTGGAAAAAATAAGGTTTACTTGCTTTGAATTTATTTACAACGGTTTGTACAGATTTGATGTTAACCACACTATTCTCATCTACCTGTATTAAATCTTTGTCTATAAAATTAAGTAAGTCGCGGTCATCAACCATTCCTTCTTTTCTCGCTAGATCCCAAGCTGCGGATAGCTTTGTTCGATCTAAATCTCGTTTATCTCGTTCTTGTAATGTTGTAGTAAACTTGTTTTCTAGTTCAGCAAATTTCTGCTGAGCCTCTGCAAGTTGTGACTCTAAAACCTCTTGATACTTAGTTGGATCGATATTCTTTTCTGTTTCTCTTTGTGCTTTCTGTAATTCAGCAAGCTGAGTTCTAAGAGCATCGTTCTCTTCTTTACGTTTAGCAACGGTCTTCATCGCTTTATCGTAAGTTTCAAATTTTACAGTCTGTTCTTTTTCTTCTTGTACTTCTTCGATCTCTGGTTGTTCTTGTTCTTGTTCTGATAATTCAGCCATCAGCTAATCTCCTAACTAAAGGTTCGCTTTATTGCATCCCTTATAATGTTTTTTATAATCTTTGTACGGCGCTTAGTCCATCCAATGATTGGTCTTTTCTTTTTCGCCAAGCCATATGGCCCAACTTCATCATTTAATATTTTAATTTTCTTTCTAGCGTCCGATGTACTAGGTCCGATTTTGACGGTATTACCATCTTTACTTGGTTTGATTTCTTGTATTAGCTTATTGCTGTATTTAAATCTAGGTTTAGTACTTTTACCGTCTCTTTTATATTTCTTCTGTGTCTTCTTGGTAAGAGCTGGTGCTTTCTTTAAACCACCTTTACCATCGGTAATCTTACCCTGAGTCATTTGTAGCTTAAGATCTCTACTTATGTTATTCCCTATCTTCTCGGAAACTTCACTACTTTGTAATGTACTAACCAACTTTATTTTAAACTTAAGTATTGCTTTATCTAAATCTTTTAATTTAATTGTCAAAATATACTCGCTAAAAAAGCCGCCCCTAATGCTAGAAAAATTCCAGTGCTATTACCGCTAGGTACTAAAGAAAGTATCTGATCCCTCTCATTAGGCGTAACGCCCATTGGATCTCTCTTTGGTTGAGTAAAGTCTCCTTTACGACCATGACCTTCTATTACATACTGCGCACGTTGATTCTCTTCCGAACCATTCCTAAATCCAACTGTTATATCAGATCCCTTGGATAACTCTGGTAAGTATGTCATCGCATTCATCATACGATCATTAAATACCAAATCAACTTTATCTGTCTTTCCTGCACTTTTGAAATGCTTACTTTTTTTGTAACTTGTGTTATATGGAGCGAATGAATCTCCGTTTTTATCTTTACCGGCGGCTGTTCTAGTCTGAATTGTATTAACCAATTCCTTACCTATAGCGCTTCTCTGAGTTTCATTCAATCCCTCAAATCTGGTATTGCTAAGTGTAAATGTTATGTGCCTAGGCGTCGCCATCTGTATTCTCTACAGTTTCGTCAATAACTTCTTCATCACTGACTGATCCCTCTTCTTTTTTGGATGCCTTAGATAAAACTTCAACTTGTTCATCTGTATATTCAGGATTAACATCACGAATCATCTTCTCTTTGGTAGTTATACCCAGATCAAATTCTTTCTTCGCGTTATCTAACCTAGTACTCTTAGCTGTAAAGTCTCTACTGTCAGCATATTCAATTCTAAGATTACCATCTTCAACTAGCTCACTTTTATCTTTAAATGTAGCCTTAAATAGATTATTATATCTGATAAACTTTCTTAATAACTTATTCTCAAACCCACCAAATAAAGTCTTCTGTTTTTCCCAAATGGCCGTAAGATCAAACATATCCATATCCATCGCACCAGTACTCATTGGTCTTTCACTCGGCTGTTGTATCTTAAGTTGCGCGCCTCTAGCTAAAAAGAATGCAATTACGTTCTTCTGGTTAAAATCGAAACCACTCTCATAATCAACTTCTGTAAAGATAGTCTCTATCGTCGGTTCTTTACCATTATCACTGCGTCTAGTCTTAGCTTCAATAATTGTATCAACATTAAAGTCTAACTCTTGACCCTCGGGCAACTGCATATTCTTAGCAATTCGCGCAGGATGATTCATATACTTAAATGTAAAATTAAGATCAGCAATGTTAGTGTTGTAAACTTTAGTAAGTAACAACAACTCTACATCAGGATCACCCTTCAAACCAAACAAACTCGTCTGAGCATATTGTCCGGGCAATTCACCCATAGGATTCTTACGAATCTGAACACTATCTACATCCAAATTCCCAGCACGAACTTTATAGCTCGCAATGCTATCTTTATCGACTGATTCACGTAAAGCATAAGTTCCCTTCGCATCGCTAGATACTCCAAGATACTTAATAATAACATCAGGAACATTAGGCTCCTTAGAACCAACTTTACTATAAGCCTCAAACTCATTGCCACGAAAAATTCTTATCGACGGACCTTGAATCTCATCAGAAGTATAAGGCTCGGCATAAATACAACAATGTGCATTTAAAACATTCTGACCATTGATCATCTTGTTATGCCACTCGCAAGCTTTTAACTTCTCATTTAAACTTTTCGTATTAGCTTTATTTTGTAAATAATAACTCGGCTCTACCGCATGAGTATTACTAACCTTATTTACATATGTACTGACATAGTTAGTAGGTGTCTTACGCTCACTAACTCGTTCTTTACTCTTTGGATATTCCGCTGCAATTCTTTCGTCAAGCCAATTACTAAGGCCCTTTTCGAACACAACTTCCGACATTACATTGTGGTTCTTAAGATAAGCTCTAGTAGTTCTATCTTCCGAATGCTCTACATGTAATTTAATATCGTTAATATTTAACATATTATCCTTAGTGTATTCTTACGTTTGGTTCATTCGCGGTATCTGTTGGCTCTATAAACCATGTCAAATAACCAAGAACAACAGAAGCATGGTAAAGCTTACCTTCCTTCTTATCTTCCATTTCATCCATACTGGCGACTTCAAGCTCAGTAACTAGAGTAGGACATTCCTCTGGATCGATTTCAATTCTGTCCTGTTTGAACCACCTGTTAACATTGTTAACGCGATTCTTATAAAACGGGTTACTGGTATCTTCTAAATTCAATCCAGCAGCTTCTATATAATCCCAATCTGTAAAGGGCTTAGTTGATTGATTACCACCAGTGCTATCAGACACAACACTATGCCAAGACCAGTGTTCAAAACCGCGCTCTTTTAAATAATTAAATACCATCTCAGAAGCCATTTCACTATCATGATTTGGTAACTGATGCTCCTTATATATATGAAGCTTTCCATTGTAGTATTGGCCTAGTAATATCGTATATGGTGTTCTGTTAAAATCCATACCAACAAATATCTGACCAAACTTCTTCTGAGGAAAATCAGGCTTAGCTTTCAAATGTACTTTATTCTTAAACGACCTATAAGCCGAGCTTGTTCCTATATCCACCCATTGTGAGAAAACTTCCGCCCTTGCCTCTGGTGTTATACTTTCTGGAACAAATACTTCTTCTATATCTTTTAAAATCTTTAATGCTTTTTTGTCGTCGAATGCTGAATATTCCCAATATATCTCTATTAGCTTTTGAAGCTGCTCAATGCTACTCGTAGTCTTAAGTCGCATCATATACGTATTTAAGCACTGATCGATCATTAGATTTAGAGCATTATCCCTATAACAATTATCGAACAGTGTAGGTGCAATTATTTGTAAACTTTTACGTTTAACATTTGGCCCATACATCTTATACAAATGATTTTTCTTCGTATAAGGAAATGAACTAATAACCCTCAATAGCGGCTTCTCACCAAGGTTAGTTCTCTGTCTCATCTTCAACCAACAATCAGGATGACAAATCAGCGCCTCTTCCATTATGCTCGCATGTACCCTGAAACCTCGGATCTCTCCTCTCTTCTCACTGGTACGAAGATATATATTATGTTTAATCTCAGTTCCGTCTTCACGAGTCTGAGTTACAACAAACTTCTTACTATTAAAAGTTCTGTGATACGACATATTGTATCTATCAAAACTTGCCTCGATATCAGAACAAATAGTATCGTTCATGGTAGTTACTGTACTACATAGAACCAGCATATGAACGCCATGCCCAACTCGGGTAGGATGATTGATATGCTTATTATTCTGTAAATAATGAGCAACCCATTCACCTAAAACAAAAGATTTACCAGCACCCATCGAAGCCAGCATTGCCACTTCTTTAACTTCGCTCTGTAAAAAATCTAATTGTTTTTTATAATAATTTATCAAGTTATGCCTCGTCGGCAATACTCAATGGTTTCCTTTTTGCTTCTTTGAGTTCAGCTTTGAGTTTTTGTGCTTCCATACGTAATTTATTAACTTCCATAACCATAGCAGTAGCGATAGTGTTGTCGGTTTTTACAATCTCACTCTTAACTGAGTTATGCTTACTGGCGTAATATGGAGCGATGGTCTTCATAAGAGCAATCGCCTGATCAATCGATAAATTATCATTATCAATCTTTCTCTTCAAATTAACAATTACTTTCTCAAGAAACATAGAAACCCCGTCGCCAGAATTAATATCTCTCTCATATACTTGATCAAAAGCTTCTGTAAAGATAGATGACTTATTACGACTACCTTTCTTTCTACCACCAGCTTTATTGCCTTTTTCAAATGCCATTATTTCTTCCTCATACTTACAACTTTTTCAACCATTCTGAAACCACCATAGCCCGGAACAAATACGTTGGTCAAGCTCTGCATTGCCTGTGGTATTTCAATTCCTATAATACTCATAGTCACTGTACTAACCACTAAAAGTATTGCACTCATAGGTCTCCAATTAGCAGCGAGCCAATGATGACTAGATAGCTCAGCTAACCTAACAGTATTCTCAAGCTCAGTCACCTTCATTTGATAATCAATTATCTTGGTGTTTACTTCGGCTTGGATCTCAGCAAATTTATTTCTTAATACTAATTTTTCTTCATCGCTTGTATGTAAATTATCTACAAGATCTGCGGCTGGTTTAAATATACCAGAGATGAAATTTGCAATGCCGCTAAATATACTCATTCTATAACCTTGTATTTTCCTAACAATTCGTCTGCATATAAATCAATCGAAGTCATAAACTCACTGTCAACCACAAAATAATCACAGTCAACTAAATAAGCGTATGGACCAGTTTTTGCGTCAAAATACTGAATCTCTTCATATACATCAACACTAGAGAACTTCTGCCTAGTCAGCATAGCCTCTATAAAATTCATTTAATTATCTTCGCTTTGTTTTTGATTCTACTAAGATAAGCTTTCGCTTCTTCGAAGCTTTTAAAGCGAGGCCCGTTAATAAACACGCCGTTATCATCTGTAATAAAATATTCATCATTAAACCTTTTTAGTTTACGTATTTTCATTTAAGCTCCACATGCGGATAGTCTTTAAAACTTTTCCAATCCGCACCACATGCAATTTCCAAGCCATATACAGAAGCTACTACTTTCACCAAAGTTACCATCTCTTCAAAGGCTTCTATGTCATTCCAATCAATACCTTTTAGCTCGGCATTATAAGGAGCGATATCAACAGCATGAGAAAGAGGTAGAACATTATGTTTACTAGAAGGAAATTTAAGTCTACTAAAACCTTGTTCAACCAATCTATTTTGTTCTTCCATTCCACGATGACCACTCAATACGCTTATGTTCATCCACTTAGAGACTTGTTCAACCACATGAGCGAGATCGTTATCCACTGTCGCCAGTTTCCGCCTAGATGAAGCCCCTAGTGAACTCTTAGAACCATCTAAACGATATGTCATGTACGTTTCTTCCCTTTGAACCTAGCGCTGTTCTCAGCGCCTGTTTTGACCTTGTGAGCCTCTTTGCTTACAATTTGGTAATTATCTGTATTTAAGCAACGCGATACAATGCCGTTCCAATCGTTCTCATTTTCGTCTAGAGATATAATTGGTTCGACATGATCGCATTGTGTATCTTTTCTTTTTACTTCTTCGCCTGATAATGCACATTTATATGTACCATAGCTAACACGCGCTTTGTGGTATGTTCCTTCTTTGAAATATGCAAACACACTTCTCAGGACACTGACCACGAATTTACGAAAGGCCTTGGGGTCGTCAATCATAGGATTGTCCATACCCTTGAATTCTTTAGGAGGGTGTATGATTATCTTGCCCTTCTCATATCGAATTCTGGTTGTCATAAAAACTTTAATCTCTTTCGGTAGTTTAGTCTTTTTTCTATTTGGTGACTCTTCGAACCAATAAAAGGTTTCCCTTACTATACTAATGGGAAGTTACGGTGGCGCTTTTCGTGATTTCAGGTACTTAGGTCATTGAAAATTTTTTTGGTGTGTGTGTCCCCGAGAGGATTTACCAGTAGCTTCGTATATCCCCCCCGAGCTAAGTGCCTGTTATCATTGACTTTTCATGTTGGCCGAGCTCTTGCATATCAAGCTTCATGCCGCTTGTAAGGTACTGTTATTACATAGCATGGCATGGATCTTGCATAATATAAAGAACTTACGCATCATAGTAATATCAAGTACTTACAGGCGATATGGGGGTAGCTAAGTGCTTGATATTACATAAAGGGCCTGTTATTTGATAGATAAGTAGTAGTTATCTATCAGGCTACAGGGGCTATATAAGGGCCTCTATTGGGCTTCTGAGACGTTCTATGCTGTGTGTGTAGCCTAACAGGTCACTTATAATGGGGGTAGCTTAGCGGCTCTCTGAGGGGCTTATATAGGACGTTAGTATATAGGTCAATGATTACAGGTACTTATAACCTATGTATGGTGGCCTATGATCGGTGTTATTATGGGGCGTCTATTATGGGGCGTCTATTATGGGGCGTCTATTATGGGGCGTCTATTATGGGGCGTCTATTATGGGGCGTCTATTATGGGGCGTCTAGTATGGGGCGTCTATTATGGGGCGTCTATTATGGGGCGTCTATTATGGGGCGTCTATTATGGGGCGTCTATTATGGGGCGTCTATTATGGGGCGTCTATTACCATAAAAAAGACCTCAAAAAGAGGCCCTAATTATTCCTTAAATTTTAATTTAGTTTAATATAGATTATTGACTCTTTTTCTAACTTCTATGCTAACACCGCTTTTTACTTTTTTGTTTTTAAAATCGACCTTAATTATATTTTTACTTTTTGTTATCGTATGCCTTTTTTGTTCATAAAAATCTGCCATGAATTTTATATTATTTTTATCTTGATCTGTATAATTTCCATTTCCCATTGATGTCATTTTTTCCATAGAATTTAGATTTTTTGCGTTCATTTATTATCCTTTGTTTATATGTTATTATTCAGCATAAACATTTTTCATTGTCGTTAAATATGCAGTGGCTAAAATCTTTTCACTTTTCGTTAGATCTTTAATCTTTTTATTTTTTAAAATTTTTGCTACTTCGACTTGAGCTAGAATTAAAATTATTTTTCTTTTTTCACTACTCATGTTTTCCTCGCTTGTTTAACTAAAATTATCTTAACTTATTTTTCGTTTTAATTCAAGTTTTTGTGGTAAATGATTTCATATACTTAAAAATAAAATTAAATTATGACCTAATATCAATTACTTATCTAGATACATATTATAAGAATGATTTATGGTTTTTAGTTTCACTGGTTTTTCTCTTTTTGGAAAGCTACAAAACCCTAGAGAAACCATAAAAATAAGAACTAATAATTTTCGCATAAAAAAGCTCCTTTTGAAGTTGTCTAATATTATCGTGTTTTTGTTATTTTTACAAATTCGATAACTTAGTTAAACTTACAAAGGGAGCTGATGCCTACTTTTTATGGCATTTTACCTATTTTCTCCTATTTAGATTAATGGTTTCCAATAGCTTATTTTTAACATAACTATTTTCTTCACTTAGTTTAATTATTGATTCTATTAAATTTCTATAAGTTGGTCTATTAAAATATCTCATAATCTTATTTTCATTTAATGGTGATAACCTAGCACCTATTTTTTTAGTCTTCATTTTATGTCCTTTTTTAATGGGCTATTAATCCAATTTTCTTATTATTTCCAATTGCGTTTAAATCATTATCGCTTGCATTGCTAAAATCAATTGGTATTTTTTCATTAAAAATCGCAGCAAACCTATGTTTTTTTCTATCGATTTTGTTATCAAAAATGCCACCATAACTATAAATAACCGTAAAATTTTTAGGAAGTTTTTCACCTTCAAGTAGAGGTACCATTTTAGTGTAAGCATAAAAAATAACATGAGGCAATGCATCCATAACCTTAAACCATTTATGTAAATATTCACGACTATAAAAGTCACCGCTATCATGTATCCTTATATGAGAAGCTTGGCTATTTATAATATCCTCTACCATTAAAAGAGAAAAATCATCTTCCTTAGTGGCTGCCCATCGTCTATGTTGTGCGTTTTTGGCTGTTGACCATAAGTAAAAACCTTTAGCTGCGTAACAAAATTTTTTACACTCACCGGCACCTAAACAAGTTTCTTTTGCTGGTATCCCAAAATTGAATACTCGGGCCTCTGTGCTTTTTTTCATTTTGCTGTTTTGTGTTATAAATTTAAGTTTCATTTTATTTTCTCCTTTAAAATATAAGGCCGGTTTTTTACGCCGGCCATTGTTTATACTACGCTGCGAGTTTAAGCGCTTCGTTCCATAAAGCTTTGTTTAATTCAATGTTCCTTTTGAAGTCTTTTACTTCTCTCGTAGTATTACTTTTTAATTTAAAGACAGTTTCACCGTTAGGGCCTAAAATAGGGCTTTTATCCTCATTGAATTGGGCTACTTCTTTAGTGTATTGTATACCGCCGCGAATTATTGATTCCTGAACTCGATTGTAAAACGTATAAAGGTCATTAGATGCATCATGGCCGCGCCTAACTTGATCAACCGTGGCTAAATTGACTTCACGTAGCCCTTCAATGCCTTGAAGTCTCAAGTCTACCATTTTTCTCATAAAGCTTTTAGCATCTGAAAAACTCACTTCTTTATTTTGCATAGCTACAATTTGCTCTTTTACTAGTGGTAAATTATGAACAATTTTCTTTAGAGCTTCCTCAAGTTTTAATCTAAAATTTCCAATATGAGTTATTCTTTCCTCAAAAATATCCTCACCACTAATTAGGCCGTTTGCACAAACTGCACGATATACGCCGACATTTAATCTTAAACTTTGAGAGGCATCATGAGAATTTAGGGCTAAAATTTGTAGCTTATTACCACCGTCAATTAAAAGATCGGGCATAGAAAATACCATGATATGTTTTTGAAAGCCCTGTTTTTCGGGGTTACGCGTTTTAGCATAACTAATACCGTCAAGCTCAAAACCTTGGTTTTGAAAGTATGAAACGATATTTTCGCTTGAAATGAAACCATATTTAGAGCTAGTCGAATCGGCCGCTTTAGTTTGAAATACTGGATTTTTTCCATTGTTTGAATTTTGATAAATTTTCATGTTTAATTTCTCCTATTAAGTTTTTACGGTATTGTAAAAATTACTTATTTAGTTCAGTTATATCTTTATAAATTGGATTAAAAAGTCTTATGTTGTCGGTGGACTCATAGGCCAAATTAAGGCCTTGAATCCAGTCAATATTTTGACCGTCGCTTGATACTTCAATAAAGTTTGCTAGGTGATATTTTAAAACAACTAAACAAGCCGTTACAACAATGTCATATGGTTTACGTGCCGTTTTACAAAAATTAAAACCTAAATTTTGCTTAAAATGCTCCCTTAGATTAAAAGCTTCATGTCCTAACTCACCTTTCCCGTTTAAATTAATACCGCCGTAATTATTACTATGCGCGGAGTAACCCGATAAACTTAATTCAGTGCCTTTATTTTTATTATAATAGGCAGCTATGATTTTATTACAATCTTTAATTGCATTTTGATATGCCCTTTCTACGGTGGCCGTATTTCCGTGACAGTCTAAAAATGTAAAATAGTGAGTGTAGCCCATAGTTTTTTCTCCCTTGGTGGTTAGTGTTATTTGATTTTTTTGATCTTTTCAATTTGGATAGAATAAAGATTTTTATAAAGATAACATAAAACCTTGTCACCTCTTTTAATATCAATTTTAGGTACAATATTGATATGAATTTTACCTAGCGCATCAATGATTTTTACCTCAAGTGTTTTATTATTGTAACCTTTTCTTTTTGCCTTTATTGTACCTAGTAATTTCATAAAATTTCCCTTGGTTTTCTTTCAATGCCTAATTATTGCATTTCCTAGGATAAAATTCAAGTGGATAACGCTACCCATTAACAATTTTAACAAAAAAGGTGTATTTTACCTAAAATTACAGCAACTTAAAAGTCTATTTTTAATTAGTCCTATCATGTAAAATGTAATTAGATCAAAATATCTTTATAGGGATATTTTTTTGAGCTGTGAAAATTGAAAAGCGTAAGTCTAAATAGGGATCTCCGAAGTTATTGGGATATACGCAGCTATTCAATAAAATATATTTATAACAGGATCTCCGAACCTACTAAAATCGGTAAATAATTCTGATTTGGTTTTCAGAAACGACTCAATTCCAAAAATGACTCATTTTCAAAAATTTCTCACCAAAAACGACTCGTTATTTTTCACAAAAAACGACTCAAAAACGACTTAACATATTGATATCATTGACTCTATGTGCGTTTTTTATGACCTAACCTCTTGAAATCATTCACTTTACAAAACCCAACATGCGCTTTTTGGTCTGTAAGTGCCCGAAAGGTGTAATTCTTGTGCGTTTTTAAACCCAAAACGCACACCATTAACCATTGGAAATCATTCGGTTTGTGTGCTTTTACATGAGTTTTATTATATATATTCTATTCTGAATAAAATAAATAATATAATATAAAATATCTGAGCGACACAGAAAAAGGGCCAAAAAACGCACAAACTCACATTCCTCAATGATATCATATAGTTAAGGTAGTGCGTTTATTTTGAAAAAGTGCATGTTGAAAAATAACTCAATGATTTCAAGAACTTAACCCGGAAAAAAACGCACATAAACAACAATATCAACAACTTAGACCTTAAAGTTGGTAAATCTCCAACTATATTGGTCCTAAGTTGGTATTAAATCAGTGTCAAAGTGACACCACTTGTACTAAAAAACTATAAGTGTCCGAAATATGGTCGACTAACAAAACTCTTGACATAAACACAGTATATATGATAAGATAAAGAATAAAAAAAAGGAATATTATATGACCAATAAATATTACGTTTATGCACATTTTACCAAAGATTCCAACGAGTGTTTTTATATAGGATACGGAACTAGATATCGATATCGAGATACAATAGGTAGAAATTCAACATGGAAACAAATAGTAAAAAAACATGGTTATGATGCATATATTATAATGGAAGGATTTAAAAATAAATACGATGCCATTGAATTCGAGAAACATCTACAACTATTAAATAAACCAAGGGCATGTCAGGTTTATGGAGATGGTATTGATAATAGAAAGGAAACCACCGAAAAAGTAGAATACAAACCAGTTATCAATTGTCGTGGTGAGATATTTAAATCACTAGACGAGGCTATGTATACTTATAAAATAAATTATCGTATAAAACTCAGAAGATGTTGTAGGGGAGAAACTAAACATTGTGGTAAATACACTGATGGTAAGAGGATTAAATGGCAATACTATTTACTTGACAACAAAATATAAAATATGTTACAATCAAAATCAACAAGGAGCTAAACATGAAATATGAGCTAACATCAGAAAGTATAAAATTATTTGGTCGAACATTATATCGAATCAGATCTCTAAAGAAATTTATGAATGTTGAGATAGGTGACTTAGGTGGATTTATTGAAAAGGTTGAAAATCTAAGTCAGAGTGGTTTATCATGGGTTTATGGGAACGCACGGGTTTCTGGGAACGCACGGGTTTCTGGGAACGCACAGGTTTATGAGGACGCATATGTTTCTGGGAACGCACAGGTTTCTGGGAACGCACAGGTTTATGAGGACGCATATGTTTCTGGGAACGCACAGGTTTCTGGGAACGCACGGGTTTCTGGGAACGCACAGGTTTATGAGGACGCATATGTTTCTGGGAACGCACAGGTTTATGAGGACGCATATGTTTCTGGGAACGCACAGGTTTATGGGAACGCATGGGTTTATGGGAACGCACGGGTTTCTGGGAACGCACGGGTTTCTGGGAACGCACAGGTTTATGAGGACGCATATGTTTCTGGGAACGCATGGGTTTATGGGAACGCACGGGTTTCTGGGGATGCACGGATAGAAAAACAATCACAATTCATTACTATAACCAATCTCCAGTACAACATAACATTCACGAAAAACCACATCCAGATTGGTTGTCAAATGCTTACAAAGCAACAATGGCTACAAGTAGATAAAGTTACAGCAATAGAAATGGGTCTATATCCAGAAAACTATGACACATTCATGTCACTAATAAAAACACTATCGGGAGTAACAAGTGAATAATGCAGACATTACACAAAGGGCCTACCAAATGAATTACGAAATGGAAGACCAACCAAGCCACACAGATCCCGAATCGTTGTTGATCGAGGCTGAGACTGCTAGGTTGGCTGGGGAGGATTTTGAGGGATATCCGCTCAGAAGCTCTGACAGCGGTTTTAAGACACCTTGTAGTGCTAGGGAGGTAGTGACAGCCATGTGCCGCCGAAATGCCATTAGAGAGGAAGATAGGCAGCTTAGCGGAGATGTTGGTAAGAAGGAAGAGCTGCGATGGAAGCGCAAGGTAAGGCGTAGAGCCGAGGTTGTTGGAGAGGAAGTTCCGCGTAAGTTGTGGAGATTTAATAATTAATGGAGGGGTTTATGAAATATGAATTGACTAATGAAAAGAAAGTTTTTTGTGGAAAAGAATTGTATAGAATCAGGTGTGTCCGTAGTTTTGGGAATATCAAGTTAGGTGACTTAGGTGGATTTATTGAAAAGGTTGAAAATTTAAGTCATAGTGGTTTATCATGGGTTTCTGGGAACGCACAGGTTTCTGGGAACGCACAGGTTTCTGGGAACGCACGGGTTTATGGGACCGCACGGGTTTATGGGAACGCACAGGTTTATGGGAACGCACGGGTTTATGGGACCGCACGGGTTTCTGGGAACGCACAGGTTTATGGGAACGCACGGGTTTATGAGGACGCACGGGTTTCTGGGAACGCACGGGTTTATGGGAACGCACAGGTTTATGGGAACGCACGGGTTTATGAGCACGCATATGTTTCTGGGACCGCACAGGTTTATGGGAACGCACGGGTTTATGGGAACGCACTGGTTTATGGGACCACAACATTAAAAACATCAGATATAGAAAAAACAACAGATTATATCTCAATAACAACAAATCCTTACGACATAACAATCACAACATGTGAAATTAATGTTGGGTGTCAAAATTTCACACCAGATGTGCTATTGAGGGATATAGAATTCTTTACAGATAGTTTTGATATAGAAGTTGTTGATGTTGAATGTATTAAGGGGTTATGTGAGGTATCTTTGGCCGTGTTATTGACTAGGGTAAGTTAATGTTTTTGTTGTAATATTTAATTTATCTTGAGAATACCGAATTAAGTCGTTTTTTACAAGTGGTTAGTATTGTTACCTTTTATTTTGCAGAATTGCATATAGGTATAGGAGCAAGGATGATAAGCCACAAAATTAGAAGGATTGCACGAGAGACACACCGAAGTTATAGGATGGCGAGGGATCGTGTTAGAGTTTTAGCGCCGATTATGAAAGGGAATACCAGAGAAGAAAAGTTTGACGCGGCATGTGAGGCCATCTTGGAGAAGATAGAGAGACAGCGCACTGTGTTTAGAAATGTTAATTTTGATAATCTTTACAGGGACATTATATGAGAGTTTTTATTTTATTTTTGGTTTTATTGGTCAGTAGTTGTAATCAGAAATATCGTGAACCAATTGTGCTAAATAGCTTTGTTAGTTCACAATCTATGAATCAACTTTATAAAGAAGTTAGTCATAGACATTTAACTTTAAAAATTGATAAAGATATTACTATATATCTAAATAGTAACGGCGGCGATACTCAGTCTATGTTGATATTTATTGATAAGTTAAATGAACTTAGAAAAGAAGGTAGAAGATTTACTGGAGTTATTTATGGATTTTGTTATTCAGCTTGCGGTACATTATTCGCTGCAATGGATCATAGGTATATGACTAAGGATGCTTTATATATGCAGCATAATAGTAGTTATGGTGTATTTCCTAAACCAGAGGAACTTAAATTGAAGAAAATTTTAGATATTAGAAGACTTAGATATACAGCCAAATTCTTAAAAAAACCATTAGGTTATGTTTATAATTTCTTTACAGGTGGCGGATATTATGTTTCTGACGGTAGAACTATGTATAAAGAAAAATTGATTGACGGTATAGTGCCGCAGCCAATATTTGATAAAATTTAAGCCAAAGCAATAACGCAAAGGCAGAGCAAGGAGATTCATTTGAGTGTAAATGAAAAACTGAGTCAATTAGAGACTAACAAGAACGGTATTACTTATGTGCCCGGCAAGAAGCTGGAAGAAGGTGATGTTTTTGAGGGCTATCTTGTTGGTAAACACATGGATCAGGATAATCCTGATAAGATTAGCACACTGGTATTTCAGGACGAAAACCAATCGTTGTTTGGATTAAATGCAAATTTTGTATTCATCCAAGGAATCAACGCCGAAGGTGCGGCTAAGTTTGACCAACTTAAAGTTACCTATGGTGGTAAGAAAAAAACCGCAGGGTTAAAGAATGCGGCCCATCAGTGGACCGTAGAAAAGGGTACTAAGCGTATCACTGAGGGCGAATCTGCCTATGGTGTTGGCGGTGGACCTCAGACTGTCGTAGGTCTGTAAGATTTGGGGAGCGCAATGCTCCCTAATCTTTTTATTATCGGGGGTTAGTTCAGTTGGTAGAACGGATATAGTCGAAGAGAGTTTTCGGTGGAATTAATAACCATATGGAGTAAGTTAGCTACTTACAGAGACTGAGAATGAGTTAACTAGATTATATTGCGAGGGTGGTTCAAGTCCATTACCCCCGACCATTAAGGGATTTATGATTGTACTATTAGAAGTTATAGCAGAGAGAAAGCAGTGCAAGACTTGCGTTAAAGGGTTTTGTGAAATACCGCCGCCCGATACAGAAGGGATCTTGCAAGTTGGAAATAAGGTGATAAATGACTTGACAGAAATCAAGGTAGGTGAGACAATAGCGGTACTTGCTTTAGATAATTTGGTGCTTACTAAGCCGATTGAGAGTTTAAGATTGGTTGATAGCGGTACTTTAGAATTTATAACGAAAACTGTTTCATACAGGTTAACCATAAAGGAATAGCATGAAAAAATTAAAGGTGCTAGATTTATTTAGTGGTATTGGCGGATTTAGTTTGGGCTTAGAGAGAACAGGTGGTTTTGAGACTGTGGCGTTTTGTGAAATTGATGATGAAGCCGAGAAAGTATTAGATAAACACTGGCCACATATTCCGGTTTACAAGGATGTGACTAATTTAGATGGTATTAGATTTAAGAGAAAAAATTTTGGGGAAGTAGATGTTATTTGCGGTGGTTTCCCCTGTCAAGATATAAGCGTAGCCGGTAAAGGAGAAGGATTAGATGGAAAAAGAAGTGGACTCTGGAGTGAGTATAAAAGACTTATCAAAGAAGTTAAGCCACGATATGCCATTATCGAAAATGTTGCCAATTTGCGAAGTAAAGGACTTAGCGCGGTCCTCCAAGATCTTCGGGAGATCGGGTATGATGCTGAATGGCATATTATATCAGCTCGCTCCGTTGGTGCGGTTCATCTCCGTGAAAGAATCTGGATTATTGCCTACCCCAACGGCCTCGAATTACGGGAGCAATCAGGGGGGAGGATCAGGCCGCACTGGAAAGGTAAGACACTCTTTGGAAAGCCTTGCGAAAATGAATCAGGTAGCACTACCAACACCGACGACCTTCGACTCTGGAAGCCCTTTACCTCCGAGAAAGAAAAACAAGTCTGGTGGTCAGAAGCCACCTCTAGTTTCGGTGATGTGTTCGGACAAATCACAAAGATTGAACCCACAGTTTGTGGAGGCAATGATGGGTTTTCCGCAAGGGTGGACCGACCTAGAAGACAGCGAATAAAGCAGTTAGGTAATAGTATTGTACCTCAGATTGCTCAAATAATTGGGCAGTCAATTTTAGATTATGAGGAAGATAAATGCAACTAAGTAAGATAGACGGCATTACAAAAGCAACCACACTAGACCTAGATTTCTTTGGTATCAAAGATCTTATCGCCACACATGGCTACTCAGGTAGTACATTTCGCAATGGCCATAGATCGCTCGATAACTTCGAACAAACAAATTTAGTAATCTTAGATGTGGACGAAGGACTAACTCTAAATAAGGCCGAAAGAAGACTAAAAGGTTACAAGTATATATTAGCAAAAACTCGTAACCACCAAAAAGTAAAATATACAAAAGCTGGTAAAGAGAAAGCAGCTTGTGATCGATTTCGTATCATTCTTTTTTTAGATGGTATCATCACGAAGAAAGAAGATTACAAAAACACATGTCACCAATTACTGCGCATCTTTCCTGAGCTAGATCAATCATGTTCAGAAGCATCGCGTTTCTTTTATGCATCAACAGAAGTACATTCATATAGCGAGCAAGGAACGCTCGTCGAGATTGCCGAGTATATTCCTAGCGTAACTACACAGCCGCACAACACCGGCAAATTAGGCAACTTAAGCTCCAAAACCAAGGACTTCTTAGCCAATGGAGCGGAAGTTGGAACTTGGAATGTTAGGTTGTTTGCAGCAGCGTTGGATCTGAATGAGCAGAATTATCCTAGGGAAGCAGCCCTTGCGATGTTGAATGCAGTGGATGAGCCGCTTGATGAGTCTGATACCGCGACCTTTGAGAGTGCGTTTGAAAGGGAAGCTAAGTATGCACCGAGAGATAATGTACTTACTATAGATGGTTTTAATGGGGGGAGTAATGATGGCACGAAACCGCCGCCAGTTGATACTTATGAGGGATTGTATATACCATTTTTTAGTAAGAACATTCGAGTTTGGTTAGATGAACTTTTTGATACCAACAATGTGGCCATGGATGAAAAGGATAACATTGTTTGTAATGGAAAGTTAATGGCATTTGATTTCTTCCGTAACTTAATTTACATAGCCACGGGTGAGGCAAAAAGGTATAAGTATGATAGTAAAGGTGAAAAGGTTCTTGACAAGTTTAAAAAGCCAATTGTGCTTTCTACTTCTATTGCCAATCGCGGCGTGGTGGATAGCTATATTAATAAATGGATGGATGAGGAGCGAGCTAGGATTGTAGGTAGGGTTAGGGATAAAATTGCATATGTCGCAGATAACGATAGTGTTGAGAAATATGTGTCTACCATTACCAATGTTAAAGTTGAGCTGACTACCGCGATTATCAAGCAATTTATTTATAACGTGAAAGTTAAGTTGGAGCGTAGGCATCCTAAATTTATTATTATGCCTGTTTTTGTTGGTAATCAAGGTGTAGGTAAGTCTGTTGCTGTACAGAAGCTGTTGGAACCTATCAAGCACATGACAGCGCCTGTTAACTTTGATATCTTCAAAGACAGTCGAGAGTTTAAGGGTACATTTGGTGAAAAGTTGGTGTTGGAGTTCGATGAGATGTCGGCCGCGAAAAAGGCAGATATTGAGGCGGTTAAGAATAAGATTACTGCTGAGAGAATTAATTATCGAGTTTTAGGAACCACACAAAATAGTACGTTGTTTAACATGAGTTCTATGATCGGAAGTAGTAATAGTACACTTATTGAATTATTGTACGATGATACAGGAAAGCGCCGCTTCTATGAATTGATTTGTAAGACCGAAGGATTCTGGAAAGAGATTGATAAGATCGATGCACTAGCTATGTGGCAATCGGTAGATATCAACCAAGATCCACCAATCTTTGATTTTCTTGATGAGCTAACAGAGGCACAAAAAAGTTATAAGAACTTAAACTCAGTTGAAGAATTTTTAATTGACGAAGATCTTATACCAGAGAAGGGTGATACTACTTTCGATATTAGGCGCGATGAGCTTTATAAGCAATACGCAGAGGCTATGAATCTACAGAGAAGAATTCCATTTAGTAGGAATAAATTCTATGGGAAATGTAGAGTATTGTTAAAGGAAAAAACTGTAGGTTCTAGGATTTGGAACTTTGAAGTAAGGGAAAGGGAATGAAAAACGATATAAAGGAATATAAAGGATTGTCAAAGGAAGACGAAAAGTATTTAAGGGAGTTTGATAACGCAACCGAGAGAGGATTTTTCAAAGATAAGTTAGTTAAGTTGACAGATAAACAAAAGAGCGAAATACAAAGAGAGCGAGATAAATTTAAAGTGGATCTCATGGTGGCAGGGAAGCGTGGCGGCGGTGAGATCGATCAAATGTTGCTAGATAAACCATATGTTGGTAAGAGAAAAGTTGTAGATCAAGCAAGAGATGATAGTGGGAAGTTTAAGAAAAAGGATAAGAAATGAATATAGAGGAAGTAACAAAAGTTTTGATGGATATTAGTAAAGAAATGTCCAACATGGAATATCATATGGAGAAAGAACATAAATCTTCTTCTACGTTCACTAGGTTACTTTTTAATCGTAGCGATCATTTTTTCAAGAATGACTTTCCTGAATTTCTCCAATTAGTATGTGACGAAGGTTCTTTATTCCATACGATGCTCGGTGAGCCTCATGAATTCGAGAATGAGTATAGCACAACAGACACTCCTAAGTGGTTATTTGAGGGAGGTAAGCCCATCGTTAACCCTAAGTTCATGGAGGAAAGGAAGAAACAGGCGCGTTATAAGAAAACACTTGTAACTAACGCTGATGTCGCTAAAATGGAAAAAAAGGTAGCAATGTGCTATAGTAAACCAAAGATCAAAAGACTTATGGAACATGCTATACCAGAAAGATCTTTTTTTGGAGAGATTAAAGGCTTTAAGGTTAAGGTTAGGCCAGATTTGATTTGTTTTGAAACCGACGATGATGGTCAAGTTACCAAAGTTAGGATTATCGATATTAAGACTTCGGGGGAACTAACCAATGTTAAGAATGCGTCTCTTAGTTGTTTTAAATACGGTTATTGGGTACCGAATTATATGTACCAAACTTTGGTTCAAGATATGCTATTAGCTGCCGGTGTTGATCTACCAGTTAGCTTTGATTATCTTTTTCAGTGTAGAAAAAAGACCAATCATAAATGTGGACTATTTAAGTCAACAGATAAGATCTACGAAATGGGTAAAGCTGATTTCGAAAGGTCAAGGCAAGATTTTTTAGTTTTAGAAACTGGCGATTTTGGAATTTTAGAAGAGGAGTGTATGGAATGAGTGATTATAAATTAAGATTTGAAAGAGGTATTGATGTAGATGAAAGAACAATATATATCTATGATGATATTGATTCGGAAACTTCATTCAATGTTCAATTAGGTTTACAATTGATTAGAGGAACGGAACCAATTATAGTTAACATCAATTCTTTCGGTGGTAGCGCAGTTGATGGATTTTGTATTTATGAAATATTAAAATTAGATAAGCGCCAAATAGTAACACTGAATGGAGGTTGCGCAATGAGTGCTGCTCTCCTAATTTACATGGCAGGAGATGTTAGACTATCTTTTAAATATAGTGAGTTTATGTACCATGGGCCGAAGGACTATAGTGAATTTTATGGAGCAGATCCAAAGAATTTAGATATCGCATCTAACCAACTTAAAGTAATGACAAAAGATATGGCAACACTTATGGCCGAAGGTAGTAAGAAGGAAGTTAGATTTTGGACTACGAAAGCTAAGGGTGATTTTACATTTAAGAAAGAAGAAGCAATAAAGCTAGGTATCGTAACCAAGGAATGATATGTGTAAGTACAAGAGGTATGGAAAATCAGCCAAGGGTAAGTTTAGGGAGTACAAGCGGCGCGGTAAGCGGAAAGACTTTGCGTTCAAACTAACTTTCGAACAAGTATTTAAACTGATTTCTGGTAAATGCCACTATTGTTTAAAGGACGCAAAAACTTTTCAAGGAATAGATAGAAGGGATAATAGTAAAGGTTATATTATTTCTAATTGTGTTGGTTGTTGTAGCGAATGTAACTACGCCAAGAGAATGGCTTCCGAGAAGAAATTTAAAGATTATTTAGCTAGGATTACTTTGTCGCAAATAATCAAAAGACCTTCACTAAGAAAGAAAGTAGAGAAACTACTTAAAGAATTAAAATAGGAGCTTATATGTTTTTTCTAACACCAACAAGAATTCATAATGATCAGGTTGAACTTAAGGGTAATAATCACTATAAGTTCATGTCGGTTTGTAGGGATAAGAGGGATTTTTATTCTAAGAAGAAAGGTATTGAGGATTTTTATACTATTTGGGACGAAGAGATAAACAAGATGGTTTATTGTAATCGTAGGCAGTATGAGGGGAAGGAACTAAATGATCTGGTGGTACTATCTGTTGATTTAGAAACAATCGGTTTACTATATATGTTACATAAGAAAATTCTACTTATACCAGTGGCCTACCAAATAAATGGAGATATTACAACTAAGTTATTTAGTATTGACGAATATGATTCTGAGCGCGATATGTTGGTTGACTTTCTTAAGTTTCTAAAAAAGTTAGATCCACAGGTTATGGTCGGTCACAATCTATTTGGTTTCGATTTACCATATTTCAAAGATAGATTCGAAGCTCTACGAATAACACACGATTGGATCTTCGATAATGAAAGAAGAATGAATAGGAAGTTTAGAGTTGACGGTGGATTAGCTACAGAATATCGTGGGGTAGATATACCTAACGTGGAAATAGTTGACACTTTATTTTTGGTTAAGAAAGCCGATATCAAAAAGGAATTTGAAACATATAAATTAAAATCTATCTGTAAGCATCTAGGAATTAACCAAGGAAGACAGAACTACGACGCCTCTAAGATTGCCCAAAACTGGCATGATCCAGAGGAGAGAAAGAAAATCAAGGCATATGCAGAGGACGACGCGCTTGATGCGCTGCATTTATATAATAAGTACATACCGCCATTTTTTGGGTTAACAAAATTCATTCCTATGAACTTACAGGAAATTGTAAATAAAGCATCTGGTATGCAATTAAATTTAATGATGGTAACGGAATATTTATCACTGAACCATTCAATACCAAAAGCCGATGAAATTACATCATTTCTCGGAGGAATTAGTAGAGGGAAAGCTGGTGTATATAGAAATTGTTTCCAGTTGGATTATAGTCAATTTTACCCATCAATAATTATGTCATATAATTTGTATGATAACAAAAAAGATGAATTACAAATGTTACCAAAGCTATGTAAAAAAATTGCAGATATGAGATTAGAAAATAAAAAATTATATAAAGAAACTGATGACGAACAATACGAACATATGCAACAGTCATTGAAAATCATCGCCAATAGTTGGTTTGGAATGACAGGAACCAATGGGCTAAATTTTAACAGTAATTACGTTTGTGGTGAAATCACACATAAGGGTAGAGAACTATTAAGAGAATTAATCAAGTTTATGGTAGGTGATAAATATGAAGAAACCGAAATTGAATTTAAACTGCAAGATGTGTCCTAAAGAAAAACAAAAAAGATTGTGGACAGGATTATGTCAGGCATGTTATAAAAAGAAGATGAGATATAATTGTCCAATGTTTAGATTATGTACTATATATCAAGCTTTAAAAAATAGATGCACAAATAAAAATGATAAATATTACTACGGGATGAAATTTTGTACAAAGGATGAATTCATAAGTAAATTTGAAAACGATAAAGAATTCTTAAAACAGTTTGAAAATTGGAAGAAAACAGGAAGAAATATTATTAATGTTCCTAGTATAGATAGAATTAATAACGATAAGGGATATGATATCGATAATTTACAATTTATAACACATTCAGAAAATTGTTGGAAGGATAGGATAACAACACCTGTTATGGTAATCAAAAACCAAGAATTGATAGGTATATATGCTTCATTAAACCAAGCCGTTATAGATTTAGATGTACAACAATCTAATGCTTGGAAAGTTTTACATGGAGAAAGAGAACAAACACAAGGATATATATTCGAGGGACTAGATGATGAATAATTATAACTTAATTAACTGTGATAGTGACGGAGCTTGCTTCGGTAAAAATAATGAAGATGTTGATATAAAAGAAATTAAAAAATTACTAAAAGAATTTAACAATATCATACCAGAGGGAATTGAAGTCGAATTTGAACTATTAATGCCAGCACTTGTTGTTAGTAAAAGTAAAAATTACGCATTTGTTGACACAGAAGGTAAAGTCACAATTAAAGGTAGTGGATTCAAGTCTTCAAGTAAAGAAATTGCATTGAAGGAAATGTGTGAAGTTATGTTAAAGTCGATGTTAGGGTTAGTAGAAGAATCGCCAGTTGATATATACCATAGATATGTAGCCGAAGCTGCTAACATAAAAGATATAAATAGATGGACGAGTAAAACAACATATACATCTTCGGTAGTAAAAGAGGGCAGACTTCAAGAGAAGAAAAAGAAAAGGGCGGCAGAGGGATTAAACTTATCGATAGGTGACAAATACTACACATACATTAAAGCCGACGAATGGTTAGGTAATCCAGATCAATACAATGGTACATACCATGTCGAAAAGTACGTTAAAAAGGTCCACAACGCAGCGAAAACCTTGGCCAGCGTTATTGACATTAAACAATTTCCAAACTACGGATTAAAGGGTAACAAAGAAAAACTACAACAACTAACAGGATAGGAGATACCATGCAAATAAAAAAAGGCAACACAGATTATGATTACGATAGATACGGAAGAAAGATCCGCAAATACCTAGTAACTGATATGAAAAAAGTTCATGGTAGACACGAGCCAGTATGGACTCAAATACTTCATTTTAAAGCAGAAACCAAGATACCTAAAGTTTTTGTTGACACAAATAAAAGAAAGTGAGATAATGAGTCATGGAGGAATTATGGGAAGTGCATTTAAACTAAATCCTAGTCCTGTTGATAAGGTAGAATTTAAAAACGGGGTAGGTCAAGTGGTTTCTACGGTTGTGAAAACTGACGATAATAGATTGTTTTTCACTTCATCATGTAAGTATTATGCTTTAAATGAAAAGGAACAGATCGCACTGGTCGATTTCCTATTGGGCAATCTATGAGTCAATCTAAAACTTGGGCCAAAGGATGGCGAATAGTTCTTACATGCAATGGTTGTAAATTGGCTATTTGGTCAAAGAACATCGGACAGACAGTTAGATGTCGATGTGAAGATCCAAACTTCATTACCGATAACCCATTCCATTACCAAGATGGAAAGCATAGACACGGAAGCGATGAAAATACTTACGGCCTCAAATTATTGAAGGTTGAAGACCCATACTAGGAGAGCGAATGAAAGCAAAAGAATTCCTAGAGTGGTATAGGTATAGCCGAGTCGGCGGTAAAAGAATGCATAGTAACTATGGACTTCTTAGGAAGCATAACCCATCGGTATTTAAAAAATTGGCAGATACGGGTAAGTTTAAGTATGAGAAAGATGAAATGGGAAAGGTGTTAGAGTTTCCCAAAAAGTTGGAGGAAAAATGAAATCAGTATTAACGGCGGTATTATTTACTGCGATGTTTTGTTTTGTTTTACATGCATTTTTTGTAAATGTTGGATTAATTTAATAAATAACACCCCCTATATTGAACATTATAATGGGTAAAATAAACATTGACAACAACCAAAAACCATGATTTAATAGACTTATGAAACTACAACACTGGCTCCTAGAGCGCAACGACAACACAAAGTACAACAACGATATCCTAACTAGATTAAACCGTTATGTACTAACTTTCTTTGGTAACAAAGATATAACCACATGGTCGCGGAATGAAAACCAACGAGCATGGCTTGACTACTTAGTAGATCTAGGCCTATCGGTATCAACCATAGAGATCTGCCGAAACGCCGCTAATATGTATCTGAGACATAAGGCCGAGATATCCGATGGTCAATTGACCTACACATCGCTCCGACTTACGCTTCCAACACTTACCAAAAAGCGTAAGTACAAGATCGAAGTAGCTAGAAAGGCGCGAATGACCAAGAAAGATGTGGTTCGCATGGAAGGTCAATACATTAAAGATTTGGACATAGAGTTCATGTTGGCTAACTCAGAAGGTTATCTCAAGGCTCTAATTTGGATCAGTTATCATTATGGACTACGTTTGGCCGAATGTCTGGCCATACGCTCTGAGGACTATCGTAAGGACTTTTTATTGGTTAGTGTACAAGCTGCTAGTCAATACGAAGATAAGTGTTTAAAGGGTGTTTTAGCTCGTAAGGTGCCACATTTTGATGTGAGTGCTGATAACCAAAAAGAAACTTTTGAGCTTATGAAAACCATTAAAGATAATAGAGTTAATCCAACAACTGTTAGCCGCGATTTTAAGAAGCTTATGAATCAGTTAAATATGAATTATCGATTTCACGATTTGAGAGGTACTTGGATTACTAACCTTTCATTAAATGGAACAAATAGTGAGTTAATTAGACAGGCTGCTGGCCATCAGGACATGGCAACTACTCAGAGATATTTGAGAGATCCACATGTAAATGAACGCGGTAATGAACAATTTGGGAGCTAATATGAAAATAACATTTTTTTCAGATACACACACACATCATGATGACATAGTATTTCCAGAAGCTGATGTCTTAGTGTGTACTGGCGACTTCACAAATATAGGATCATTAGCTGATGTTGAAGATTTTTGTTCTTTTATGTTAAAACAACCACATGAATACAAAATAGTTATAGCTGGTAATCATGATTTTTGTTTTGAAAATAAATTTAAATCAGATGCTGAACACTTATTAAAACTAGCTGGAGTTATTTACCTAAACGACAGTGGTTGTATTATAAATGGATTTAAGTTCTGGGGAAGCCCAGTTCAACCATATTTTGGTAATTGGGCATTTAATCGTCAAAGAGGTACAGATATTAAAAAACATTGGGATTTAATACCACAAGATACTAATATACTATTAACACATGGCCCTGCATATGGTATATTAGATATGTGTGATCACGGAGAAAGAGTAGGTTGTCGTGAATTATTAAAGAGAATAGATGAAGTTAGACCAAAGATACATGCATTTGGTCATATACACGAGGGATACGGTAAATTAGAACTTAAAGATATTATATTTATAAATAGTTCAATATTAGACGAAACGTATACAATAAGAAATGAACCAATAACAGTGGAGATATAAAATGGATTTAATGATAGACATCGAAACACTGGACGTAAAGCCAACTGGTGTAATAGTCTCAGTGGGAATTTGCGCATTTGACATGGACGGTATTCATGCAAAACAATACTTTATCCTTGACGGCGAAGAACAAGTATCAAAGGGTAGAACAATCAGCTTCGATACACTCGAATGGTGGTTCCGTCAAAATGAGGCAGTAAATAAGGCAGCATTTAACTTAACTACCCGCGGATCTGTAAAGGAATTCCTAGAAGGATTTGCTTACTTCTGTACATTACACAATGTAAATAAAGTTTGGGCACAAGGTACCGATTTTGACTTGGCGATGATTGCAGATCTTCATCGTGACTATGATTATGAATTACCATATCAGTTTTTCCTTGCCAGAGATAGTAGGACTATGATTGATTATATGAGTAGTGAGAAGCCCGTTAGAGAAGGTGATCATCATAACGCGATGGATGATGCGGTTTATCAGGCAGAGTGTGTCATTTTGGCGCTTAAGGAGAAGGGGTAGTATGGATAGTTTAACTTTACATTCAGTGATTAGTGTGGTAATTGCAGGACTAGGTGCTGTATTTTTTTACTCTAAAACAGAAAGTTTAGTCAATACTTTACTTGTTTACTATATATTAATAATGGGTTGTGCGTTACATGCCGATTATCTTGGATATTTTAATTAAACATGTTGACAGCTTGCTATAATTGTGAGACAATAGGTCAGGTTAATAAGCTAAAAAATAGATAATACTAGGTTATCTATCAAAGGGGTATAAGTTATGGAAAGTAAAGAATCTACATCATTTAGAGGTACATATAGAGATGTTAATTATTTAATAAAAAGATTTGAGTCATTTGCCCATACCAACTCTACATATGGATGGACTCACTATATTATTATTAATCTAGATAAACATATAAAGGATAAAACCATAGCGGATAGTTTTTGGCTTAATCCCTATTATGATGATAAAAATAGAGTTTCATATAAATATTACAACAGTATTATATCAGAAATAGAGTTTCATGGTGGATGCACTTGGTATTCAAAAGAATCTTCGCCCGATGAAAAAACGAGAGTGATTAAAATCGGTTGTGATTATCAGCATTCATGGGATGATGGTAATGAATATACATTAAGTTATGTTGAAAATGAAGTACAAAGAACCATAGATTCTTTTTTAGAGATAACACCAGTTTTAAAACATTGTACAGGATGTGGTGTTTTTTATGAGGATGTTACCAAAAACGGCTGTGGAAAATGTAAATATTCAACGGATAAATATTAGATGGTAGATAAGTATATCTTATCTATTAGGGTTAATGATAACAGGAGTTTATATGAGTAAGGTATATGTAGTAGATAATGGCGATATGTGTATTTTTGGTGTATTTACCACTAAAGAAAAAGCCCAATATGTTTGTGATAAAATGAATTTGGACTATCCAGATAACAACGGATTTAGATTTTATATAGAAGAAAGAGAATTAGATGTAGTAAAATCATGGATGGTAAATAAAGAATTGGATAAATTAGGGGTCAAAGTTGTGCCCGATGATAGTTATTAAAATTATAGATAAATATACATTATCTATCACACATAGTAAGTGTTAGGTATAAGAGGGCCCCGAAGTGGTTTTGGGACATTCAAATGAATTAACGGCGTAACCTGCCTCTAGTAAAAAACGATGACCTAGGTCGTAAAGTTGAAAGCACTAAGGGTAGTCATCTCCCTTGCAAAGTAAATGATGAAGGCATAAAAGTGGTTAGGTTAACGAGCTATCGTTTTTATAAAATATAGATAAACATAAGTTATCTATCAAGGTAGGGTAAGTACATGGTTATACAAGTAAGTTTTGATAAAGAAAACAGTGGAATTTATTGCATAAAACAAAAGAAAAGCTTTCAGTTATGTCTATGGTTTGTGGCTGTAAGAATTTTTTTCATGCCAGAAAGGACACTACAGCAAGTTATTTATTTAGTAGTTAAAGAAGATATAGAAAATAGATAATTATATATTATCTATCGGGGTCAATTAAATTGGGGGGTTATAAATGAACAATCATTGTGAATGTGGGGGATTTTTGGGAACGGGAAGTGTTGATGGATATGGTGGTAGATGGTGTAAATGTGTCAATCCCAAACCTACTAATAATGCGACAATCACAACCACAGGTACATATTCAACTCGATATATCAAAACGATTGATAAGATGATCCGATCCCCTTCTCCAGATATATCTGGAGGGTGTTTTATTGAAAATGAGGTTATATATTTCAAAAATAAACATGGACATACTAGTATGATTATTCGCATAAATGATTATAAAGATTTAATGAAAAATGATAAAAAAAAGGAGTTATAATGGATAAAAAACAAAACAATAATGATTTGGAAAAACCTATTGATATAATACAAATGTATAAGAATGAATTATTTGCAGCTAATAGAAAAATACTAGAACTTGAGAATAGTCATCAAAAAATAATGACAACTGATGTAGAAGAAAAATGTTTAGAAATTTCGGGACACACGCTACTTTATAAGATACAAATGGATATCAATTTGGGGTCACTGATAGAGGTACTAACTGTCATCAATAAAAATAATAGTCATATTGAGTTTAGAAAATTTAATGAGGAACCAGAGTATATTTATTTATATTTTGGAAATAGATAACTATATGTTATCTATCAAACAGGAATAAGTATATGAAACTAATAGAAACCGATTATCATTATCTAGAAGATTGGCAATACCAAAGAATCTATATAGATTTTGAAACATTAAACATACACAGAAGACAAAACAATAAAGATCAAGACGGTATGATATTCCATACGGAAGATATATTAACACAAAATGATGAAGGTTGGGTATATCTATTCAGGGTATATGGAAGTAAAACATTGCTTAGATATCTCAAAAAAAAAGAAAATGACAATGAAAAAAATACTCACACTAACAATTTTGTATAACATACTATGGATTCATGGTATAAACACACCATGGTTCATATACTTACTAATCAACTAGGAGAACAAATGAAATACTTCCTATTAGCACTATTCGCAGTAACAATCGCACTAAGCTTCGCGGAAAGCTATTTACCAAAGTCTAAGGAATTAGTTCCCGCGTCTAAGATATTACTTAAAACAATGGATTATTAATATGAAATCACTAGACGAACAAACTGGCGGTAATCACTACAAAGATCTCGCAATACAACCGATAGAATATATTACAAAAAATAACTTGACATTCTCACAAGGAAATGTTATAAAGTATGTAACACGCTATAAAAAGAAAAACGGCGCAGAGGATCTAAAGAAGGCCATTCATATGTTACAAATGATGCTAGATTTAGAATATGGAGAATAGTATGAAAACAGCTTTATGCATCTTGGTTAAATGGTGCTTACTAGTTTACCTAATAAGCCAAGTAAAATGGACATGGGGGTTATAATGAGTAGATATGACAGATTATTAGTTTGCTTTTATATTGTATGTACACTATGTTTTTTATCGATAGGTGGCGGTATTTATTTCATTAAAAAAACCAGTGATAAGTTCACGTTTTTCCAAACAGCACTAGATACAGCTACTTACGAATTCGATACATGTAAAAAACTTTACAAAAAAGGCTTGACTTTACCACGTAGATAGGGCATAATTAGTTATAGGAGAAATCATGAAACATCACCAACATTGCTTAACAACTTATAACGGCCCATGTAACTGCGAGGATCTTGAATCTGTGGTTGTATGTAGCGATTGTCACTTTGAAGTACAAGAGCTCTCATTTGAAACCGAGGGACTATCTGTATGTACAGGCTGCGGTAATATCGAACAGTCCACTGAGATCTGGACACTAGAGAAATTTGAGAAGGAGGGTTGCGCATGAAAATAATAGAGAGAGCTAAAGAAATAGATAAATTAAATCAAGTGGAAGTTCCTTATTTCTGTTGGGTATTATTTGGAGATGCAGCTAAGAACATTACCATATCAGATTCAAGTCAGATATGTTTAGGTGAAGATTATAAATCTATCGACGAAATTAGGGCAGCATTAGATTGGTATGCCGATCAGTTTGGTGGTAAAATTAAATGGAGTAAAAAATGAAATTAAGACTAGGTGTAGGAGAAGCGATAATTGGTATAAATAAACCTGATCATAAACCAAATCCAGAATTGACGTTCCGACAAGGAATAGTAGAAGGTGTGGTAGGGAGAACAATTGAAGGTAGAACACTTACCCCACCTGATTTCACACTAGAAATAGTTGGACTAGATGGATTAGTTGTTTTAGAAGAAATAATTAGGAAAGCAAGAGAGGTTCTAGAGCAGGAAGAACAATTTCTAATCACAATGGTTAACATTGAAAATTTACTAAGTAAATATGAATAATGTAACACCGGAACTGATAATTCGGAGTTAGTTGCAAAAGGTGTAACCTACCTTTACTATAGGTGTGATAGAACTCAATCCATCCCCTACTATAGAAAAAGTAAGAGTTCCAGTGGTTAGGGTAGCGAGCTATCGCCATTATAGATAATAGTATGTTATCTATCACAGGGAGATAAGTATATGAAAACATATAAATTTATAATTAGTACCGGATTCTTAAATTGTGACTATGAAGAAGAAATGGAATTTGAAGATGACGTTACAGATGAAGAATTGACAAACACTTTACGAGATTTTTTGTATGAAAATATAGATGTTAGATATGAACAAGTAAAATAGATAATCATAAATTATCTATCGAGATTAATAAAAATAAGGAGTTATGAGATGGTTATGATTGTTAAAAGAGAACCAGATTCATCAGTAAATAAAGAAGAAATATGTAGTAAATGTGGGGTTACATTGTCCTATGTACCAAATGATGTCATAGAAGATTACACAACAGATTATACAGGCGGTAGGGATGATTACAACTATATTAAATGCCCTAATTGTGGAAGTAAACTTAAAGTTTATTAATTAACGGGGAGAAATAAAATGAAGTACTTAAGCATACTATTAACACTTGCCGCTGGTGTATCTTACTTTGGTTTTGATATAGAAGTTTTTTCATACGGGAGTTTAATTATATTTCTATTTTTAGCTGAATTACTTAGTCTAAAATCAGAATATTAATTATAGATAACTCAGTCTTATCTATCAAAAGGAGATAATATGTCGAAATTATTAAAACCAATAAATATGGTATTAAGGGGAAATTATGCAAAATTACTTCGAATGGGTTAAAGAAAATCCAAGAACATCGAAAGATACGGTAGGTACATATTCATTAAAGGTTTGGGAATATCAACAACAGAAAGTGGAAAGACTAAAAAATACTAGCAAATATATAGGAAAGACGGTCCAAGTAAAAGATCGAAACGATGGAATAATCGTCGGAACATCACAGCGATATAACGGCACTTGGGTTATACTTATTGATGGAATAAATGAAGAAATTCATGATTGTAATGTAACAAAAGATGGTTTATTTTTAGAACACACACCATAACCAAAGGAAACCATGAAACAAGACCAACTACAAAATCTACTATGTCGCATGGCAGGCAATATCTTCAACGAGAAAACAATGACACATGCAACCGCAGCAGAACATGCAATAAGAATCTTTTTAAGTGTAGAAAGTATATTAGAACAAACCAATAACGGAGAAGATCTAAACGATATTGAGGAATAATGTTTAGTATAATGGAAAAAAGAATACTTAAAGAAACGGCATTTTACGTTACGTTTTGTTTAATAGTAGCGGGAGCTTTAATATTATTTAGATCAAATTATGACATTACAATTTATAACGAAGCAGTTAATCCACATAGAAACCTGTAGGAGGGTAGTAAATGACAAAAAAATTCGATGTATTCTCTAATAAGTTTGCTCATGATATATTTTTACAAAAGTATAGTATGAATGGCCAAGAAACTTGGGAGGATACATGTAAAAGGGTGGTTGAAAATGTTTGTGGTCAACTATTAACCACAGAGGAAAAACAAGATATTCTCACTATGATGGTTAACAGGGAATTCATTCCGGGCGGAAGATATCTGTACAGTTCTGGTAGAGCCTTCCATCAGGTTAATAATTGTTTTCTATTTAGAGCATTCGACTCTAGAGAAAAATGGGCAGAATTAATGCACGACGCAACTGCGGCATTAATGACAGGTGGCGGCATAGGTGTGGACTACAGTAACCTAAGACCAAAGGGCGCGTTAATTAAAAAGACGGGCGGATTTAGCACAGGTCCACTAGCACTTATGCATATGGTAAACGAGGCAGGTAGGCATATCATGCAAGGTGGTCAAAGAAGATCTGCTATATACGCAAGTCTAAGATGGAACCACGATGACGTTAAAGAGTTTGTTAATATTAAGAACTATAGTGATCAATTAAAAGCGATTAAAGAAAAGGATTTTAACTTTCCCGCACCAATGGAACTTACTAATATTTCTGTTGATTATGATACAGAATTTTTTATAGCAATGGAAGATAAAAAACATGAGTTACATAAACATGCTAAAGAGATTTGGGCACTGAATTGTAAACAGGCATTCTCTACCGCCGAACCGGGCATGGCATTTAATTTTTTAAAGGATAACGAATCCCTTAGAAATGCATGTACGGAGGTCACAAGTGAAGATGACGGCGATAAATGTAATCTAGGTACAGTATGGATGAACAACATTACAGATAAAGAAAGATTCAAAGATGTAGTTAAACTATCTACTTTATTTTTACTTTGCGGTGGTATTTATTCTGATATACCACTGGATAAAATTAGAGAAGTTGGATTAAAGAATAATAGAATTGGATTAGGTCTAGGTGGAATGCACGAATGGTTAATGATTAGGGGTTACAAATACCAAGTTACACCAGAATTACATAAATGGCTAAGTGTTTACCAACAGGAAAGTGATAGTGCCGCTTATATCGGAGCTAAGAGATTAGGTGTGTCGATACCAAAGGGTAAGAGGGCCATAGCACCTACGGGAACCATTGGTATCTTAGCTGAAAGTACAACGGGCATTGAACCGCTTTTCTGTAAGGCATACAAAAGAAGATATTTAAAAGACGAAGTTTGGAAGCATCAATTTGTTGTCGATGGTACAGTTAAGAGGTTATCCGATAAAGGAATTGATGTTAGTGAAATTCAAGATTCTTATGACATATCATTTAAAGATAGGGTTAAGTTTCAGGCTGATGTTCAAAATTATGTAGACATGGCAATTAGTTCCACATGTAATCTAAGACAATGGGGTACAGAAGAAAACAACGAAGATACATTGAAAAAGAATGCCAAAATGTTATTGAAGTATGCAAAGCGACTTAGAGGATTTACTTGCTACCCTGACGGCTCTAGAGGTGGTCAACCATTAACCAGAGTTGATCTTAAGGAAGCCTTAGAACAGGAAGGTAAAGTCTTTGAAGAAAGAGAGCATGAATGTATTGGAGGTGTGTGTGGTGTCTAAAGTAAAATTAGTAGCAATAACACCAGAGTCTGAAAAACTAGTCATGTACTGCGCCCGAGTAAGCAGTGCAAACCAAGATTCTACTAACACAAAACTGATAAACTATTGTATCAAACATGGTCATTATTCTATTTTAGAAATGGCCAACATGGTAATAGAAATCAATACGAGTAGAGCTATCTCGGCACAAATTCTGCGCCACAGGAGCTTTAGTTTTCAAGAATTTTCACAGCGATATGCAAAGACAACAGGCTTCGAGAAATACGAGGCCCGTAGTCAAGACTTGAAGAATAGACAAAATAGTAATGATGATATGAGCGAAGAGGATAAAGATTGGTTTGAAAGGGCACAGAATCAGGTACATAGTAAATGTGACTACCTGTATAAAGAAGCGCTGTCTAAAGGTATAGCCAAGGAACAGGCGCGGTTTTTATTGCCCATGTCAACCAAAACTAGACTTTACATGAACGGTTCACTTAGATCTTGGGTACATTTCTTGACATTGAGAACTGGTAACGGTACTCAGAAGGAGCATATGGAGATTGCTGAGCAGATCAAGAAGATCTTTACAAAGGAATTACCAATAATTGCGGAGGCGGTATGGGGAAAGTAGTTGACAAAGATAGGCTAATATGTAATAATAGGAAGTGTAAGAAGGAAGTCGAAGAGGCTTACAATTACACAAGTTATCACCAGTTGGCGGTTAGAGACAACTTGGTTAAAAAAGATCTATGTAAGGAATGTTTTGATGAAAAAGAAACAAAATACAGGATATTGTAATTGTAAATCTGATAAACTTCATTATGGTAAGAAATCAACCACCCTTGAAGTTGTGCGCGATACATACCATAAAGTAAGAATGGATTACGATGACCTTTGTTTTCTTTGTGGTAACACTGCGCTATGTTCTATACCAGAGAAACCAATGAATAAGACTAGAGCGAAACATATTAGGCAATTTTTTCCAGATATCACAGTAAGTATCGATAACCCACAAGGGATTTTTATTGACAGGGAAGACGAATCGATGTATAATAACCCAAGTTGTGATAGAATCAAATATCGCAGCAACGGTAGGGCTGAACTAAATAAGAACTTCAATCGGGAAAAAATTCATGAAGGAAGGTGATAAGGTTACTTTGAATAAGAATAGTCAATATTACAACCCATTGTATAGTGTTGAAGATCATCCAATCAAAACTGTTGGTACATTGTATCATAAAAGCGGAGATGATCTAAATTTCGTTAAGTGGCCAAATGGTCGTAAGAGTGTTTATTCAACGCATGATTTGGATTTGGTTAATGAGGAACCTCCATCAATACCAACAAATGGTTGTACCTGTGATAGATGGCAAATGTTTAACAGAGGCTGTACTTGCGAAGGTGGACAAGCTGAATTAGAAAGGGAGCGCAAATGAAAACCATAACTATTGGTGAATTGATTGAAGAGAATACTAAGTTAAGAGATGATAATGATAGTTTGAAAGCTTTATTTAAGGCACTATATAACGGTTTGAGTCAGGCTGTGAAGGATGAGCATAAGGCGCAGATGAGGCAGATTGTGACTTTGGTGGGAGACGAGAATGAGCGATAAGAAAGCGGAGGGGTTTGATGAGTTTTTAACTAACAATATCCAAGCATTTACAGATGGTGAGTTGTTTGAAGCGAATGCTGTTAGGCAAATAATATTGTTTGTTTATACCCAATTAACCGAAAAGCACGATACGGAAATAGGGAAGTTAAGAGATGATATTGTTTCAATCAAAGCTGTTAATAGAAATGATATGGAAGAGCTAGATTTTTGGAACAAACAGGAATTAGAAGGGCTGCACAAGCAATGGAGAGAGGATCTAAAGGACAAGTTAAGATTTAATAAATTGCTAGACGAAAAACTCCAAGCAACCCAAGCCAAGCTAAAATCTTGTGAGATTGAAAGGGATGAGGCTGTTAAGTTAAGTGGATTAAGAAAAGATATATGTTCTCGATTATCTAAAGAGAAACTTAAAGAAACTGTGAAGCGCCACGCCCTTGAGGAAATTGCTAAGCAGGGGTTACGGCAAATGAGAACAGGGGGCAATTTCCCCTTTGCTATATGCGAGGAATATTTAAAGAAAATAGACGAACTAATGAAATAGATAATAACAAGTTATCTATCAAAATGAGGTAAGTTATGGAAAATTATTATATGGACTTGAAATATCATTTATGTGATGGAACTTACTATCACTTAGAAGGTTCTGTAGAAGGGACTGTAGATTTTTACATAAAAGATAATGAAGATGTAATACTAAGCCATCAAGCTATATTGAAAGATGATATTGAAAATTTATTAGGAATGTTTAAAAAAATGAATGAATATTTAGAAGAGTGATAGATAACCCTAACTTATCTATCAAAGGGAGTTAACACAATGAGTTGGAATCATGAAAAAAGATTATTAAATTGTCCATTTTGCGGGACTAAATCTGAAATCAATCACGAATATAGG